GCCACGTGCATTACTTGATAACGGACGAAGCAAAGGCCAGGCAGTTGGAGAACTACCAACGTCAGATGGGTCTAAAGAGAGCTTCAGAGGCAATGGCAGTTCAGATGGATTCCCACATTCTCGACATGATAATCGCTGGTCCGTACGCTACCAATACTGTAACTGTTGCTGCCGGAGATGAGTGGAATTCTGGTGGTGCAGACGTTGACATAGACTCGAACGTCGGTAACGCTATTAATAACATTCTATCCAACAGTAACGTCAACCTCGAAGACATTGCAAACATAAACATGGTTGTTCCTGCACCAGTATATGGTGAGTTGAAGAAACTACGACTCATAGGCAACGTTCAACAGAAACTTCTCGACTACTTCAAGTCCGTCTATGGATTAGGCATATATCCAACCCGATACACTGATGCTATTTCAGGCAAGGCAGCAGGCATAAGTGACGATGCTTACATAGTCGTAAATACTGACGATGCTGGCATTATAGGCAGCTTTGAACCACAAGGCGGAATGAACATTCCTCTAACTGAAGAGCGTAGACAGTTCGGTGTAGGCGACGAGTTTCTCTTCACGAGATACTTCAAAGCAAAGATACAACCATATAGTTCAACCGATGCAACTAGTAGATTGATAGCCAAGATCGCGAACGTCTGCTAAATGGAGTAATAGCAATGCCAACACCAACATATATGGACATTGCGAAGGTGTTCAAGAAACAACAGTTTCGGATAGTTGAAAAGGAAGTAATATTCCTTACTACAACTACTGGTGCTGTTGCCAAAAAAGAGCTATTCACTGTTACCGGAACAGTTATTGCTGCAATCTTTGGAGTTTGCTCCGTCGATCTAACAGGCGCTACTGCAACTATCGAATGTGGTGTCTCTGATGACACTGATCTATTCATCCTGACAACTACAGCCACTACCATCGATGTCGGTGAGCTTCTCTCAGATGCAACTCCCGCAACAGCAAAATTGCTCACAACGTTGCTTTATGCCATTATCCAGGACGTCGATATTGGCTACGAAGTCAAGACAGCTGCAATCGATACTGGAACTATCAAATTCTACTGTCTGTGGTTCCCAATCTCGTCTGACGGAAAAGTCGTCGCTGCAGGTGTAAACGCAGCCCTCTAATAATCCTTTAGGTTTGAGTGACGCCATTTTTAAGTTCACTCGGCCGTAGTGGAGGCATTATATTCCACTGATATTCCCCAATAAGGAGTGAAAAAACATGGAACATTTTGTTAAACCGAAGCTAAGAGCCTGGATTGGTTCTAAACTTACTACTGTTGACACGTATGTAGTGGTCCCTGAGATAGTTGTCGGTACCCTTTACTTTTACATGAGAGGACTCAAGTCTAAAGTAATACAACTGTCCGCAGCAACCCAAGCACTCGTCTATTCTATCGATGTCTCCAACGACAACATCATCTGGGTAAACAAGGTAACTGATCAAGCACTTACTGTTGCGACTCCTGTAGCAGAAACCTTAACGGAGATTTGGAACTACATGAGAGTTCAAGTTAAGCCAGCAGCAGCGGGTGTGCATGGAACTATCACCGTCAACATTGTGGGTGGTACACTTTGAGCTTAGATGAAAAAAGGGTAATGACTCATCAAGTAGATGCAGCCATATCGCAAGCGAATCCTGTGAGCGGTACTAAATACACGGTTTTAGACACAGTGAAGAACGCTAGGATCATCTCAATTGCCGTTTGGGTCACTTGGACAGTTCAACCTGCACCATTAGAGATTCACATAACAATTGATGGTATAGCCCTGACATGCAATTTTACAAGCCCCGTTTCTACCACTCCCTATTCCGTGCAAAATGTTGCGACTGACGCAGGATTCATCTTGGCTACTCCCCTACTAGATGCGTACCGAGCTTTCCTGCTTGAAGGCAGAAGCATCAAGATCGAAGCTGAAATCACAGGTGGTACAGTTTCAAATCTAAGTGCAAGGGTGAAATACGCAAGGCTAATTTAGGGGGATTGAGTACACGAGCAAAAAGGATGGCGGATTCGTAACCCATACAGAATGCTCGGCAGTGATGACGCCCATACAAACTTCACTGAGTAGGATAGAAAATGCTATTATCGGCCCTGATCTCAGTAGTGGGTTAGTAAAAAAGATCGCAGACCTTGACGCTAAGTTTAACGATATAGTGCAAGCAAATAACTTGGCGGAGAATACACGAGAGAAAAAAGAGGCAAAGTTTGACAAGTGGAAATTAGCTGCAGTCAGTTTCGGACTTACCCTGTTGGGTGTATTAATCAAATGTGGTATAGATAGACTCTAACGGCTCGAGACAGCACAGCTTAAACTGGCAGTCCGAGAAGCCGTAAGAACATAAAAGGAGTGGAAAGAATGAGAAACATATTTGGTCTATTAGGAGGAGCTAGGAAATCTCAGCAACCACAAATGCACATCGGTCCAAACAGAGTTGTCCTTGAAGTTCGCAGAGCAAAACGAGATCCGAAGACACGTATTGCATTGAGAGATGAGGACGGAAAAGTAATCTACAACGAAGAAGTTGAAGTCTATGAGAATCACAACGTTACCAATAATACAGGTTTGGAAGCTGCGAAAGATCGTCTGTTCAATACTGCAACTACGCAGACCGTAGCGAAGTATATTGCCCTGTCTGAAAGTGCTGGGGCACCAAATGCAACACACACCCTATTAGCTGCAGAAATCACACTTTCAGGTCTTGCACGAGCAGAAGGAACCTATAGTGTTGTAGACTGTAGCACTGGGCAGTGTATACTATCGAAGACTTTCACAGCAACTGCAACTGTCGCTGCTGCACAACTAATGGCATTGTTTGATGCAGCTTCCGCCGGTGACATGTACTTCGAAGCAACATTCACGCCTGTAGCCCTCGAATCAGACGACCAGCTGACAGCAAAGTGGGACAAGATTTCGCTGAGCTAGACGGAAGGTTTTTTATGCCTTCTGTCTTCCTAGCCATCCCTATTCTTAGGGAAATGCATCCGTTAGTGCTAGAGTCGATACTCCAAACCTCTGGGGAACACATCACTAACATACATGTAGAATCAGGATACACTATACCGATTGATGAGAAACGAAACAAGTGTGTAGAGAAGTTCCTGGCAACCGACTGTACACATTTACTCTTTTGGGACTCTGATACCATTGGTGTTCCTGGTGCAATAGAGAAGTTGCTGAAAGCTGACAAGCCCATCATAGGCGCGACTGTCTACAAGAAAGGTGGAGATCACGTCCCCTGTTTTGGTTTTTGGGTACCCGAACGACGTATTTACAGGACACCATTACCGTTCCCCTATAATCAAATCATGCCGGTTGATATGGTTGGAACCGGCTTCATGCTCATCAAGCGAGAAGTATTCGAGAAAGTACCTCGACCGTGGTTTCAGTGCTATGAAAAAGGTAATGCACAGGAAGATATCTACTTTTGCTTAAAGGCTAAGAAGTTCGATTTCCAAGTATACGTTGATACCGGTCTCAACCTTGGACATATTGCGACCCCATATGTAGTCACCAACGAAACCTATGAGATGAATGTACTCTGGAACGTAGTTAAGAGGTTCCGTAGTGAAGGTAGATTAGACCATTTCAGAGAGCTACTGATGAAAGAGATGAACTTGACACCTGAAGAGTTGCAACTAGCCGGTATTCCTGAATATCAACTCAGGATGGCTAGGGACACTATAGGTTACAAACCTCCGGAAGGGTTGAAAGAAGCGTACCTGGAGTATATTAAAGGGGTCTCAGATCCAGTATGGACTATTTCGTGGGAACTATGCGTATATCTGGATAAGTTGTTAAGGTCACTGAAGCCGAAGAAGATTCTGGATCTCGGTTCCGGATTCTCGTCCTTTCTTTTCAGACAATCAGGGGCTGAAGTTACAACAGTAGATACTGATCCTGCATGGTTAGAGAAAACTAGGCAGTTTCTAACTCAGCATAAGCTATCTACTGATAGAATGTTTCTACTCGATGAAGTGGCAGTTGGAAACATGCAGTACGATTTAACGCTCCTTGACCTCGGACTTGCTGAAAAGGATCGTGCACCGCTGTTTCCGTCACTTAATAGTAAAGTAATCATATTGGACGATATGCACTTTGCAGAATATCGGGCGCAAGCAGCTGAGTTCTTCAAAGGTCACACAATCTTTGACCTTCAAGACGATACAAAGGATGCGTACAACCGGTACGCATGGATGGTGGCACAGTAAATGATAGCATATACTGAACTATTCACTTCATTCGTACCTACTGCAACAGGTTGGCAAAATTATGACATCTTCACCAATAAAGGTGTTCCTAAAGGTGCTATTGCGGAAATAGTAATAGCAAACTCAAATTTAGCTTTAGACGCTATTGTTGGAGTACGTACAGATGGTAGTGCTTTAGCCCGTTACAAACGAATTCACGAAGCTGAAGGTGGCGGAGTAACAACAATAGAAATGCTTGTCAAAGTTGATGTTACGACAGGGTTGATAGAAATCTATTGCAACGCTACCACAGGCGTCACATTTTATCTTGTAGGCTATTGGACGGGTGTTGACTTCACAGAAACCTTTTATACTGACACAGCAGGAGTAAGTGGTTCTTGGAATAATGCTGACTGGTACACAGACTATGGTATTCCAAAAGGAAGGGTAGTCCAAGTGTGCCTTTGCAATAAAAACCAAGCTGCTGCAACTATCATGGGTGCAAGAATAGATGGCAGTGCTTTGAACAGAAGTGTCTCCATCCATGAATGTGAAGGTGTAGCAGCAAACGGTCAAGTAAATAGTATCACCTACTATGTTAAGACTACTGCAGATACAGGAATAGTCGAGCTATACTCAAGTACTAATGCTGATGGCGACTTCGTTATCTTAGGTTACTTTGATAATACCATAAATTATGTTGAAAGTGTATTAGTTGCATTAGACCTTACGGTTACAGGATGGACTTCAAAGGATTTAACTAGCTATCTAGACCAAGACGGAAGAGTAGTAACTATTCTATGTATGCAGAGCGACGTTAACAATGAACACAATTTGGGAGCAAGAAAGAATGGCAGTTCATTAGCCCGTTACATACTAGAACACGAGCCAGAAGCTAACCTTTACACAGGCTTCCATCTTAATGTGGAAACAGATACAGGCGGAGTTATTAACCTCTATTGTGATAACATAACTTATGATTACTTCCAATACGTTGGTTACTTCAAACCAGCAGTGGGTAGTTATTCTGCTACTGTTTCAGCAAGTCTTTCAGTGGTAGGGGCAAAGAAAAGATCACTATTGGCAACGCGATCGAAGGTTTCAGCAATTACTGCAACGGCTACAAATATAAAACAATTGAACCTTACACGAAGAATTGCAGCAGCTAGCATGGTATTGGCAAATGCTATTTTGGGAGCTTTCATAACTACACTAGACGCTACTGAGATAAGTCAAACCACAGTAGTACTTCATGGTAATATAACTATACATCATTCAACTAGGGGATTTGATTGGGGTTCAGTAAGTGGAGGATATTCTCATGATTGGTCTGAGGAAGGAAGTTTTGAGCCAGGAAACTTTGAGCATACTGTTGAGAACCTAGATGCTAAAACCGAATATTTCTTCAGAGCCAAGGCAATAGTATAGGAGGGGTAAGTATGTGCAATTGGTTCAATGAATGGTTGAAGATGCGTAAGCTTGGACTTGTACAAGTTCAAATAATCGAGCGTACTAAACGGCGTGAACCGGTCAATGTAGTGGACTTTCTAAACAAAAGCGTGTCTGTTGAGTTACAACCAAACCAGACGTTGTTGGAGTGGATTGTTGCAAACATCCAGTACAAACCAGACTGGAATAAAGATGATCGGAATAAAGATTACTGGAACTTTCCGGATGAAACTCTAGCAGATAAGTTCGGTGACTGTGAAGACGGTGCAATTCTTCTAGCGAACATGATTCTGACGCAAAAAACCATACCGTATTACGACGTTTTAGTAAACGTCTACGATACTAGTATCAGTTATCATGTTTTTGTTACATTATGTGATAGAGTGCTAGACTGGACGAATCCTTCATTAAAGACTATTCCGCCTAACTGGAAATTATGGTACTGCTTCAATCAGAAGCATGCTTATACGACAAAGGAGAATGCACGCTCATGGAAAAAGTAAAGGCGAAGCTTACAAAGTTTAAGAAGTGGCTTGAAGCAACTATCACAATCATAATCGTTTTCTTAGCATCATTTGTTGCTATTCAAGTTCTGTTTCCGCCGACGCCGCCAACTGGCACAACTGATCTTATAGACAGCTACAGCGAAGCAAACTATTGTAACGACCAAGCCCTTTCATCGTATCACGCCGCCGCTGGAACAAGTGATTGTGGCCAAAGTTTCACAATGCTTACGGTTGATTATACTCTAACACAAGCCAAGTTTTATCTCAAAAAGTACGGCAGCCCAACGGGATTAAGCTATGCCGTATTGTATGCTCACACTGGCACGTATGGAACAAGTAGTAAACCCACTGGGACGGCTTTGGCTCGGAGTGTTGGGCTAGGAGTATCGGGTTTTACAACATCATACGATTGGTATACATTCGCATTTCACGACGCATACGTTATGAGTGCCAACGCAAAATACTGCATCAATTTTGAGAATCCCACTTCTGGTTTGATAAACGGAACTAATTATGTCAAGGTCGGTGGCGACCAAGGCTATTTGACTCATGCAGGCAACTATTTTAGACTGACCACTAACGTTTGGTATGCAGACGCCGACCTAGAAACATGCTTCTACGTTTATGGCACTGCTGCTCCCGATGTCACATTGCCGACCTACTCAAACGTTAACAAAAATACGACTCGTGCTGGATACCCATGTCAATTTCAGACAGCATTTAATGACAACAAGAACGTTAGCATGGCTTTCGTTAGTCACAACAACACTGGCGCTTGGACTTACAACGTTACAGTCACTTTGGTTTGGACAAACACGACTGCAGCATGGGCAAATTACACGTTGACTCTCAATTCCACTGTCGGAAGGGTTGTTGGATGGTATCAGATTTGTAATGACACTGCCAACAATTTTAACGTTTCCATGCCAATTCAAACCTTAGTCACGACTGAACCGCCAACCTATTCAGACATTGGCACAACCACGCCTATAGACGGGCAATCATGTACCTTCTACACGAAATGGACAGATGAGACGGGGCTGGCAACTACTGGCGGATTCATCTTAGAAACAAACAATACGGGAGCATCAGTAAATGAAACGTGGACGGCGTTCACGGCTAATCCAGATTGGAGCAACAAAACAAAAACGTTGAACAGCACAGCCGTTACGATTCAATGGCGATTTTTGGCGAACGACACAAGCAACAACTGGAATGCCACTGCATTGCAATACCTAACCACTATCAGCAATGATACTTTAATCGCAAGACTTACGGACTTGATAGACAATAAAATCAACTGGACAGAAAGCATTGACACAATCTATGTTGGAATGATGTTTGGCAAGACGAGCATGACGGACTTGCAGAACGCGATTGCTGCATCGACAGACTGGAGTACAGTTCTAGTTTGGAGCGCAATGGCAATGAAGTTTGGCATAGAAAACGAAACCAAAATCAAATGGGCATTGGACAACGCCACAATGGTTGAGGGACTGCCTTACACAGAGCTTACGCCCCACGATTTAAGTTCGTTTGCTGTTAAGGATAGGGGAAAACTATACGGTTACTATTGGGCGAACAAATTTTCCTATTTGCAGAGCAAATGGAATCTTACCACAGCGTTCAACAACTTCGCAAGCGCATACAACTGGACTGAACATGGCTTCTGTTGGTATATTAACGCAACCTACACAGACAGCTACTATGACCCTTATGAAGGTCAAGACTTCCCACGTTCCGACGTTGAATGCACACAAACATTGGCGTGCTTCCTGATCTTTTACGAAATATGCAACGTGTCCGAAGCGTTAAATTACGCAGAAACAGAATGGGAATATCTAAACAACAACTTGTGGTGCACAAACGCGACTTATGGCGCTCCGCATTTTGCGTATATCGATGTTGATTCGACATACGGGATGGGATGGGTGGGCGCTGGGGCAGGTTCGTTATTGCAGATAAGCGCATGGCTCAAATATGACAGTCCAAGCGTCGGAAACATTTCAAGACTTATGACCGACATAGTAAATCGTTTCATTGTTGACAATTGGAGCACGCCACAATGGACGTTTCGACTTTACAACAACCAATCAGAACCATTATTCATTTATCCAGCTATCACTACGCATCACAGTTATGACAACGGAGAACGAGTTCTGGAAGGTACGATTACTGGGTGGGCTACGCTTTTCGCTACTTGTATGCTTCTAAATGAAACAGAAATGCAAAACTTTCAAGCCATGCTGAACGGCTATGGCGTGTATCTGCCAGCGTGGAAAAGTTTGTATAATACGACATCTGACCTATACGACCCAACTACGGGACTGTTCAGAAGTGTTTCAGGTACTACGGCAAACAATCTAGCTACGGTTGTAATGACTGCTCTTCAATTCTTCATGGGTGTCACACCAATAAATACAACGTTGGCTGTTCCACTGGAATCTTTAATGTATGTGCATCAGTACAGTATGCTAGACGCTCAACTTTTTAACATGTCATTGACAACTCACAAAGTCATCGTCAGCGTTGGAGCAGCTGGTGCATTGAACTTCACTTTCAATACTGTTGTAACTCAGATGTTTACTGATAGTGGTTTATTCGAATTGACTTTCAACACCAACTGGAACGCAATAACGAACTGCACAAAGATCGGAAACCTCCCAGACAGACGGTATTTGCAACTTAGTACTAACCTCAATGTTGGATGGAATAATTGCACAGCGTGGGGAGAGGATGTTGGAAGAACGCTTGGAGAAATGAATGCTAGTCTCAATTTTGAAGGTATTAACTGGTCTGTCATAACAGTCGACTATAACAATGGTACACAGTGGAGTCTCATTTATGGAACAAGTTACAACAGCGAAAAACTGATTGCTTCAACGAGCGATATACTTTACATATACTGCAATGTTGCAGATCAATGGTGGCATATATACTAATGACACTCACTACTCCATACATCATTTACGGCGTAATTAAGAAAGACGGTGTCGTACAAGATGCTGAAAACGTAACTGTCCGAAATGACACTAAAGGACAAGAGCATACAGTTCAGACGAACAGTCTAGGTGAGTACAACGTCACTATTACGCGTACGGACTGGTATGCAAGCAGCTGCGATAATGGTGACACTATCAAAGTTACGTCAATGAGCGCAACTAAAACTATCGCAATCAATACTGCGACTTATCCTTGGGGAATGCAAGTAAAAATCACACTACTAGTACGAACTGTTATAGCAAATATAGCAACAGCTTCAATTACGAAACGAGGGTGGATAGGAACACGAACAAAAACTGGAACATTAACAACAACAACAACAGCAAAAAGAGTGTGGTATGTAACTCGAAGCAAAACTGCTACAGTCGGTATTGTCGAAACAAGGAGTAGGTTACTAAGAGCATTACGTCCGAAAGTTGCAGCATTTGCACTAGCTGGTGCAACTACTAAGCTTAGTCAAATGTCACGTTCCAAGGTTGGAGCCTTTTCAATTGCAGGAACTTCGAGAAGATTAGGAACACACTCAAGGTCCAAAACTGGTAGTGTTTCATTAATTGGTTCTCCAAAAAAGGTACGGTTGCTTACGCGAACCAAAACTGCTACCTTAGGTTTAGTTGCTACAATAACCAAGTTGAGCCAGGTAATCAGACATGCTAGTACAGCAATTTCTGCAGTAGCAAGTTCGGTAAGATTACAGGTTTTAATCCGTACAAAGGCTGTTTCAACTAATCTTGTCGGACAGTCTGCTAAACTGATTAATACCATAAGAACAACAGCTTCTGCAATTGGAATGGCTAGTTCCACAGAACGCATTAGGAATGCCGTACGATTCAGTCTAGCAACAATTAATGTTGCAGCAGCTACGAAACGGTTGTCTAGCTTGTTGCGTTCAGTTACTGGTACTTTCACGACTATTGGCAGTACAGTTCGATCGGTAGTGTTTACCAGACTTATCTCTAGTACTCTCAATTTCACCAGTGCAACTGCGAGTATAAAAAGCTTCATACGAAAGGTAGTTGGAACAGTTTCTGTAACTGGAAGTACAATGCGGACTACCGTACTGTCTAGACTTTTATCAGGTAGTATTGCGATAGTTGTATCGGCTTCTCGGATACGGAATCGCATTAGACAAGCAAGCAGTTCTTTCACTTTAACAGGTATTGCAATTAGCTTCAAGATAACAAAGGAGTTCTTACGGTATGCTACGGCCACGCTCGAACTTTTAGGATCAACAGTACGATCTAAAGCTGCTTACAGACTTCAAAGTGTAACGTTATCAGTTGTGGGTATGACTAAAAGGCTAGTTTCCTTTACTCGGATTCAAAGTAGTTCAATAACGGCAGTTGGAAACGCTATCCGAAACGCATTCCATACTCGTATTAAGACAGCCACTTTATCGGTTGTTGGAAATGCAGTACGCTCATCGTTATTCACTAGATTATCTGCTGCAACAATGAGTGCAGTGGCAACAATAAAGACTTCTCTACTTGCATGGATATACGGATTAGAGAAAGCGTTTAGCACAATAGGCTTCAATGCTATTGCATCAGCTGCTATGTCAATGGTAGGAAACACAACACGACATGCAGTTCTGACAAGATTTGCTGCAGTAACTGTAGCAATCACTGGTACAGTACATAAAGTAATAGCTAGCTTTAGAATAGTAGTTGCAACCATTACTATTGTTGCTACAAGTTTACGAAGATCTCTTATGGCAAGGATAACGTTGGCTGCTGTTTCTATCGCAGGAACTACTAATAAGGTCTTAGCAGCAGCTCGTTCGATCACTAGTTCACTTTCCTTAACAGCAACTACCCGAGCACTTCAAGCCAAAATACGAAGTGTGATAGCGTCAATAACTACAACTAGCGCAACTATCAGAAGTATCATTTCGATTAGGGTAGCAGCAGCCGGAGTTAGCTTAGTAGGAAGCGTATTAGGAGCAAGAGCGTTCTTCAGAGATGTAGCTGCTGGAATACAAACAGTTGCGTCTACCGTTCGTAATGTCCTATTCTTACGGGCTAAAGGAGCATCAATTACTGCTGTCGGATCTGCTGTTCGTTCAATAGTAACAACAAGGTTTACAGCTGCTGCAATTACAATAGCAGAAGCAGCATCACGAATAGTAGCACTCATTAAGAAAGTGTCTAGTACAATAACTATAATAGGCACAACCATAATGCTTTCAACTAAGATTAGGTCAGCATTTGCATCTATAACTACTGCCGGAGCAACCATAAGATATCTAGCTGCAATTCGGTCTGTGATCTCCTCAATAACTACAACTGGTACTGGCTTAAGAAGTATTATAGTAGCAAGATTCGCATCAGCAAGTGTCAGTTTAATCGGTATTGTTGAAGTGCTGGCTGGAGTAATCGTAAGTGCCAGTGCTAGCATCATTGCAACTGCCACATCAGTAAGGGCAATTACAGTAACTAGATTCAAAGCAGCTTCAATTGGTCTAGCTGGAGTTACAAGTAGACTTATAGGGGCTGTTCGGTCTACTGCTAGTACACTTAGTATAGCAGCAATTGTCGTAAAGAGTAAGGTATTTACAAGAGTAGCTTCAGCTGCAACAACCCTTTCTGGTACAACTGTACGACTCTCAATTCTGATAAGATCTGCAGTTGCATCGATAGCTGCAACAGGTACAAGTCTAAGAAGTATCATAGTAACAAAGTTAGCATCTGCGAGCATTGGACTTGTAGGTATCACTCAGGCACTTTCAGGATTAATAGTTACTGCTAGTGCCCACATCACCACAACAGCTACAGCAATAAGAACAATTGTAGTAACTAGATTCAGTGCAGTTACCATTGGTTTAGTGGGAATTACAGGCAAATTGAAAGGAGCTCTTCGGTTCGTAACAAGCGCACTTAGCGTGATAGCTACTACTGCAAAAAGTGGCGTGTTTGTTCGAATAGTCTCAGCTACAACAACTATTACTGGCACTGCTACTCGAATTCTGATCTTTGTTAGATCGGCAGTTGCATCAGTAGCTACTGCTGGAGCAACTACACGCCTTGTAGCTGCAATCCGATCTACAGTTTCCTCAATAACTGTAGTTAGTGCTAGTTTAAGAAGTATCATAGTAACAAAACTTGCATCGGCAAGTATCGGTCTAATCGGTCTTACTAGGGTACTGAGTGGAATATATGCAATTGCGAGTGCCAGTATCACTGCTAGTGCTACAGCAATGCGAACGATCATAGTAACCAAGTTAAGTGCTGCTTCAATCGGGTTAGCTGGAGTGCCACGACGATTGACAGCATTAACCAGGAGTATTGCAGGCTCATTAGCAATTAGTGCTACAACTATAAAGCAGTTGATACTTACAAGAGGAGTTACAGCAGCTGTTAGCGTATTGGGCGTACCAGCAAGATTGTATGTCACAATACGCAAAGCAATTGCAGGAATGACATTGATCGCTATCACTAAGCCAACACTCTTGGCTATAAGACATGCTATAGCAACAATAGTTACTGTTGGAAGCACTTTCCGTGCAGTAATTATCACACGATATGCTTCTGCAGTAGTTGCCCTTCATGCAACTATAGAAATACTATCCGGACTTATGGCAGTAGCATCGGCAACTTTAACAATGGTAGGAAATACAGCTCGTGGTATAATAGTAACTAGATTCACTTCTGCGAGTGTTACAATAAGTGCAGCAACTCATAGGATCGGTGCACTTATTAAACATGCAGCTGCTTCTATGGCAATGTCAGCTTCTGCTCTGAGTGCAAGAGCCTTCTTCAGATTGGTCTCAGCGACATTGAACTTAGCTGCAGTAATCAAAAGGTTAGCTGTTGTAACACGATTCAAAGCTACAACATTATCAATGGTAGCAACTATTAAAAGGGTTGCAGTGTTTAAGCGAACCAAAGTTGCAACCTTGAATCTAATTGGTAGTTCCGGACGACTTCGAATGACTGTAAGAACCAGTATTGCGACATTAGCACAAACAGCTGCTACAATCAGAAGACTCGTGATACGAAGAATCGTAAGCTCCAGTGCAACGTTGACTGGAAGTACGAAGCGAACTTTCCAGAGCATTAGAAAAGTAACTGCTCAAATTATCACTACAGCTATAGCTAAAGGAAGAAAGTTCTTCCTAGAGTTCTTCGTTGCGGTGTCAGCAACAATGACCATAGCAACAGTTGGTACTGCTACAAAGATAATTGTTGCGATGATTGAGATACTTAAACTAGCTAACCGAACGCTAACTATCGAACTAGCTGATAAGATAATTGAATCGAAGATAGTTAAGAAGATTCTCAAATTCGCAAGGAAGTATTAAAAATGAGTTTCGAAATAGTAAAAGGAGACTGCGGTCGAGGATACACCGGGGTAGTTGAAAATGTGAACTACAGTGATTGCACTGGAAAAATATACGTTTGGAATAAAGCGAGAACAACCAAAATTATCGACGGCAAAAGCTGTACAATCACCTTCATTAGTCCAGACACTAGAATCACTTTCGTACCTATCGCTGCGGACTTTAACGTTACCCCCGGTACCTACTATGGAATGTTCGTATTCGAAAAAGCTGGAGTTGTCGAACATACTCTAGAGTTTGTTTGGCAAGTGGTAGATAAGGAACCAACTGCATAGGAGGGATAATGTGACTGTTGAGATCAAGGCAGTTAGAGAGTATTTGGATAATCTCTCAGATGATAGAGTTCATGATGAGGTTATTCAGAGATGGATTGATTTAGCAACTGCACAAGTGGATGCGGAGAAGTCGGGGGTTGCAACTGTTGCATCTGTTGATAACGCTATACTTGCAATCGCTGGCCACCAGGTCTATCTTGCATATGCAGCTAAGTATGAGAGAACTGCAGGAATGTTGCCCGCGCCAGTACTAATGAACTTACAGATTTACGAGAGGTTTGCAGGGTACTTTCTAGGCTTAGCAATGAGGGGAACTGTCGCAAATAGACCCATAATCGGAAGCGCAATATCATTGATAACTGAAGTTCAGAACGGGAATTACGAAGTCTAAACTATAAGGTGTAACTAAAATGCCAGTACCTGTTAATAAGGTAGAAAGATGTAATACTATTTTAAATAGTGCACTTGACAGGATACAGGTGAAAACGAGGAAGCTTTCGAAATGTCTCTGCGAGGCTGTTGATGAAGATGTTCTTGTTTGTAAAGTAACTATTCAATTAATCAGTCAAGGTTACGATGCAGTGCCAGAATGGTACTCGTATGATAGTGATGTTAGTATTAAAGGTCCTAGACCTGATATTATAATTGATAGTAAAATAGCTGTTGAGGTCAAGTACACACGTAGAGGCGTCTATGGTTACAGTTGTTTCGCTACCGGAATTGGACAATGTATTAGATATCTACGTCAATATGAGGAAGTGTGGTTTATTATTGATACAGAGAGGTTTTATGAAGAAATGGCTTGGATGAAAACAATTTTACCTAAAATACGGTTCTGGATAATAACTAATAATACCCTACAGGAAGTACAAGCTAAACAGATAAACAACAAAATATAATAAGCAATCAACGCATAATAGAAAGAGGCGACAACATGAGTGCTCGACTAACCATCAGCGTGAGCGGAAAGGTACGATGGCTGAATGTAAAGCCGGGTGCACTCATTAATAATGCGATTAATAGAGTGGTTGAAGAAGCAAATAGGCTCAACTCTGAGATTGTTCCTAAAGGTAAAACCGGACAACTCCAGGCATCGTTTAGGAGTGAGCAGACGGAGAGGTCGGTGAGATTTTATTGGGGGGCGGAGTATGCGAAGTTTGTTGATGAAGGGACAAAGGAGAGTACGGGTCGATACGTGCCAACAATTGGGAAAAGGTTGGTAAAAGGTAACTTGGGACCCCGTCAACAAGTCTACAGAGAAGCAAAAAGTTGGCATATGGAAGGTGCACGTGCAGCTCTAACTACTCCTATAGGGGAAATGCCTGAGGAAATGTTAGCAGCAAAAGGAAAGTTTGTGCCGGGAGGATTACTTAAACCTAAAGTGTCAATGACCAAACTAAAGAAAGGTGGGACTAAAGGTAGAGGTCCTGGATTTGCATTTATAGCAGAAGAACTTACTGGTACAGAAAAAAAGCATGTAATAAGACACGAGCTTGCTCACGCGGTTCAATGGCGCTCAGGCGAACCTTGGGGGAAATCACCAAAAGAAGGGGAGGCGTGGAAGCGTAGTAAAAAAGAAAGAGAGGCGGAATTAATGGCTTATGCTGCTGGTATGAGAAGAGGGAATATAGGTTCTCATCCTGGCATCAAAGCCCAACACTTCCGTCAAAAAATGGCGGACTCCCTTAAACCAATTATGCTTCAGTTTACTCGCGATGAAATTAAACGAGGTTTCCACACATGACCACATGGTATGCTGATTACGTTGCAGTCTGGGATGCACTAGTCACCTTAGCTGATGGACTTAAAGACACTGATGGAAACAAAGTCTTCAACAGTCACGTCTTTTACGGCGAAAAATACCCGCCTGACAACTATCCCAGTTGCTACGTCTGTCCATTACCAATAAACATTAAGCCTCTAACATTCCTTTCCGATATCAATGACTTTGTTTTTGATTTCGGGATAGTAACTAATGACCCTGATCCCAAACAAGGCTATATGACACTCCTCGAGTTGGTTGGTAAAATCTACGACGCGTTGATTGCGGATAGAACCCTCAGTAGTACAGCATGTGGTCTCGAAGCGCAACAAATAATACCCAACTGGAGGGGTCTTGGTGAAGGTGTTGAGGGACACTGGATAGGACTGCGTATCATCGTCCATAAAATAAGGACATGAGAAAATGGTGAAAGACAAAGTGTTCGTGAAATACAACGGGGCCTATGCTGGTGAAGCACAAGGCATTAACTTCGTGCCAGGCGAAGTTAAAGAAGTACCCCTAGAAAAAGCTGAAATATTGATCGAATCTGGCCAGTTTGAAATTGTAGAGGAGGTGAAAGAAATTGCCAAGACATCTAGCAATAGCAGACGAGACCGTATTTGGAACCCCAGTGACGCCGCCGACCACGTTTCTTGATGTAAGGTCAATAGGCCTGCATCCGGAAAGAGAATTCATTGCTGCACCTAGTATGATCTATTCCGGTCCGCAATACATGGCTCCTGGACAGTACAAATGTGTAGGCGACATCGCAATGTGGGCTTCTGCCGACAACTTAATGAAACTGTTCAAGCACCTATTTGGTGGAACGCCAACTTCAGCACAAGATGGAGCTACAGGAAACTATTCGCACATTTTCTTACCCTCTGATACACTAAAGTTCGGAACATACTACAAGGTACCAGATGTATGCGCAGCTATCGTTAGTGCCCATCAATTCATTAGCTGCATTCCAATCAGCATGCGTATTGAAGCACGTACAGGTGATCCAGTCAGTGCTACGTTCAGTATGCTCGGACAGAAAGACGCAAAAGTCGTAGCAACAGCATTAGGAACAGTAAGTACCGTAAGACCATTCTTCGCAATCGACGGAAAGCTCTATTGGGCTCAACCAGGCCAGACTCCGGAAATAACGAACGTTGACGCTATAAGCCTGACCTACACGAGAAAGATACCTGACGATATGTATGCTATGACTGACTACCTACTCAAATGCTTCGTGCCAGGTGAAGGAACATTGGAAGGCGAAATGGATCTACTGTTCTCAGATTGGGACGCGCAAGGATACTTCTGGACAGGTGTTTCAAGTGGTGCAGGACCAATACAAGCGCCAGTACCAGTTGCATTGGATCTTGATCTCAACGGTGATGCTTTGCCGACACCAGCAGTACTTCTGAAATACCGATGCCGCATACTATGTCCGAACATAGTTCTAACAGCTGTTGATGCACCAATTGAACTCAGAGACAAAATCATGCAAACAGTAAGCTTCAAGGGATATCGTGGAACTGTTTCGGGTAGTACCAACCTGTTGTCTGCAACGCTACAGAACAGGATCACAGCACCATAAGGGAGGTGATTAAATGCCAAGACATCTAGCTATAGTTGATGAAACAGTCTTCGGTACGCCAGTAACACCACCCACTACTTTTCTTGACGTTCGCTCCATAGGCCTGCACCCAGAACGTGAGTTCATCGCAGCACCAAGCATGATATATTCTGGTCCACAGTATATGGCTCCGGGTCAGTATAAGTGCGTAGGAGACATTGCGATGTACGCTTCCGCAGACAACCTAATCAAGATGCTTAAGTACCTCATGGGTACACCAACTACAACCAATGATGCAGGCGGCAGATACAAGCACGTGTTCTTGCCAAGTGATACGCTGAAGTTTGGAACGTTCTACAAAGTACCAGACGTATGTGCAGTAGTAGCTTCTGCACATCAGTTCACGAGTTGCATACCAATTAGTGGAAGATTTGAAGCACGTACAGGTGATCCACTGAGTGCAACGTTTAGTATGCTAGCACAGAAAGACGCTAAGGTTACTGCCACTGCATTAGGTACGGTAAGCACAGTAAGACCCTTCTTCGCTATAGATGGGAAGATTTACTGGGATCTGGCAGAGTCAGACGAAATCGCAAGTGTTGACGCCATAAGCTTGACTTATGCGAGGAAGGTTCCGGACGACATGTATGCTATGACGGACTATCTGCTGAAGTGCTTTACACCTGGCGAAGGGACACTTGAAGGTGAGATGGATCTGTTGTTCTCTGATTGGAATGCACAAGGAATGTTCTGGACAGGAGTCAAGGCCGATGCAGCACCAATACAAGCACCTGCAGCAGTTGCGTTAAGTTTGAACTTCGCGGGTGACGTAACTGGAGGAGCTGGAGAATATACATACTATCGACTAAAGATACAGGCACCAAAAGTTGTACTGACAGCAGTTGACGCTCCCATAGAACTGCGCGACAAGATTATGCAGACAGTGAGTTTCAAAGGTTACAAAGGAACTGTCGAAGGCTCGTCAAATCTGTTCGCTGCTACACTAATCAACAAAATAGCAACTGCATGAGGAGGTGAAAACGTGAGTGAAAACAAACCAACAACGGCCGGTGAGCTGGTAAAGAAATCCACAAAAGTCGTAACATGTAAATCCGGAAACATATACAAGATTCGAAAAATGCCACTGCCTGCTATGGCGAAGTTCTTCAACGCTATCGACATGAAGATATCGAAAGAAATGGATGTAATGCAATCGGATCTGAAAGGACAACTTTCAGACCCGATAAAAACCGAAAAGCTGATTCTCGCAATGCGGGATGCGCTGCCGAATTGTATAATCGACCCGAAGGTATCGTCTACTGACCCGTCATCAGATACTGTAATCAACGTTGACGACATTCCAATAGAGGACCAATTTGAACTGTTCGGAATCATCACCGACTTCTCAGGCTTCTCTACTGAAGCTCTCAAAGACAACGAAACCTTTCGCGAATAGCCTGATAGGTAGGCAGGTTGGGGCAATTGCTGTTACTCTCGGGCAACGACCCTGTGATATTGCAGAAGTTCACGGGTCGGCTGCAGAGAGACTTTTCTTTGATGCAGCTGTTTTAGGGGCTACCGTGAAGAAGAAATCTAAATCTGTAAGGGATAAGATCGAGGAAGAAGAATATGGCTGAAGACAAAATGCAGATTATTCTGGAGTGGGTAGAGGATAATCCAGAAGTAGTAGCGGGTGTGGAAAAGAAAGTAGCCAAACTTTACAAGCAGTATTTGGTTGCTGACACGGCATTACGTAAATACAATGCTTCGTTAGGCGATGAGACAAAGGGTTTTAGAGCGTCCAGTGCAGTCTGGGCAGAAAAACTTAATGCAGTAAGACGAACAGCTCCAGCTTATAGTATGTTTACTGATATGTTGGAAAAGCAACAAGAGCAAGAAATGGCTGGAGTTAAAAAGTGGGAAGGTCTAGGTAAGGCAATATCGGGTTTCGGTAGAAAAGTTGGTTTCACTGGTTTCATCGTTACATTCAGTTTACAGAGGATAATTCGTACCCTATCACAGTTCGTTAAGTACTTCACTGATGCCGTAAAGGCTACCGCTAACTGGCCTGATAAATTAATGGACGTTGCGTATGCGCTAGCGTTGCTTGAGACTCAGGGACTTGCAACATCAGACACTCAGAAGCTTTTGTCTAATACTATGGATACATTAGTTTCACGAGGACCAGCAGTTGAGGCTTTGTGGTTAGGATTACAGGCAGTTTGGACTAGCATACAGACATCACTTGCAGTTGCATTAATACCTACCTTAACTAAAGTATTAGCTGTACTTAGTGAATTCCTTGTTACCAGAGGAGCACAAGTAGCATTGGCTAATTTGGCAACAGCAGTTGGCCAGCTGTTTATCGCATTGGCTGGAATGGCACCAATGATAATTCAGGTTGTAACGGTTCTTGCACAACTATTATCTGCTCTGGGACCGCTCTTACCTATCATCATTCCACTAGTATCTGTAATGCTAATGCTAGGAATGGTCGGTTCAGTCTTAGGACCAATCTTTACAGTACTTGGATCAACGATTCACTTTGTTACAGAAGCCAAGAAGTGGTGGTTAGTACAGACTGTGAAAAATACAGTTGCAATGCATCACCTGAAACTGGCTATTGTGACTACAATTTCAACTCTCGCGATACTTGGAGTCATATTGTGGGGACTTTCGCAAACTGCAACGGCATCGGCAACGGATATTTCGAAGGGCTTCGATAAGCTAGGTTCGTCTGCTACAAAGATGGAGTGGACAATTACTGATGCAAATGGCAATATCATATACACTATTAATACCCTTACTAATGATGTAAAAGATAGCACAGGTAATATCATCGGATACTATGACTCAATGTCCGGTTCACTCTTTACTACAAATGATCAATTGATTGGTTCCATTAATGATGTTACTGGTAAGTTCCACGGTATGGACGGCTCAGTGAGTGATGTGAATAAGAGTATATCAGATCTGGCGAACTTAAATCTTAGTAATCTGACAGATTCAATTGGTGGACTGGATACATCATTAGGTAATGTAAACTCAACTATGAATGCACTGAACTGGGTAATGGGTGCAGTAGCTGCAGTTTCTTTCGCAAACCTGATAGCGTCAATAGCACAGATAGCGTTACCTGCAACAACAGTTAATACAATTATTGATGGCATACTAACAGCATGCGAAACAATAATTTACTCAACTATCCCTAGCTTAGCAGCTGCATTCGGCGGTTTCTTTATAACTGCAGGTATTGCATGGACAGCTTTAGGAACACAGACAAGTCTATTCTTCCAGTTTCTAGAGGACTTAACAGGCAAAAAGTACACAATTTCCTTCTTCGATTCATTCCTGGAAAGATTAAACGAAATCAAAGGTGCCATCGAAGGTTTCTTGAGATGGCTTGGTCTTGCTACTCCACCTGCCACAGAACCGGGTTATCTTGAACCGAAAGTAGCAGAGCATCACGGACAGTTCGGAATCCAGCGTGTACCGAAGACCGGTAAGTATCAGCTTGAGAAAGGCGAGAAAGTAATCGCGACAAGAACGTACGGACCAGTTGAAGAAGAACCTATAGAGTCTCCACTTGTACAGCGTATAGGTGAAATCGGTAAGGATTTAGCAATACAATTAGCAACAATAGCAACTCCTAGCGGTCAGTTCGGAATTCAAAGAGTGCTAGAGTCTGGCCAAGTGGAAAAGAACGTCACTACAAAAGAAGTATACAGACCAGTCAAGGAAGCACCTGTCATAACTTTGGTAAAGCAATATGTGGAGAAGTCATTGGAAAATGAGAAGTTCGTTCAAAACTTCAACACTGTAACAAAGCAGATGGAGACAATCAAAAGAGAGAGGATTGAAGCTCCAGGGGGTCAGTTTGGTGTACAAAAGGCACCTAAAGCTAACGTATATCAGCTTGAGAAAGGTGAACTGATTAAATCAGTGGGAACTTACGGACCAACCGAAGAAGAATCTATCACGACACTTACAAAGCGCTATAGGGAAGTTCGGGAATCTCCAGAAAAGAAAAAGCTTACGCAACGTTTAAGCAAGACAGGTAAGGATTTCGCAAAGACATTAAAGGCAGTAACGTTACCCGAAGGACAGTTTGGAGTTCATAGAATTACTACAGATGAAGCAACCAAAACTACTGAAGATATCTCTAGACGGAAAGTCTTTGAAGAAGCTCTTAAATCAAAAGAAGTCCTTAAAGAAGTCTTTAAGTCAAGAGAAGCAGAAACAGTTAGGTTGGAAGAAGCCATCTCTAAGCAACTGAGCAGTAAACGAACGGAACTGCTTAAAGAGGAACAAGCTCTGGAAGGTCAGTTTGGAGTTCCGATAGTTCCAGAAAAAAGGAGAGAAACATCCGGTCCAGCTAGCTTAGCGGTAGGTCTTGCAAAACGGTCTGCAAAGATTGTTCCGGAAAAACTACGTGAGCGTGTGAGCGTCATAGATAAACAAATACAGACGTTCGAGAAAGAGTGGCTGCAAACTATGCAGAAAGGGCAGTTCGGTGTTCAGAGAGTAAGAAAAGCTGAGCCTTATAAGCTGGAGAAAGGTGAGACAATTGAATCAGCTAAAGGCATAACTGAAGAGCCTGAAACGATGATTTCGCTGACATTAGCAAATGTAGGCTCAGTCCTTACGAAAGTACCAAAACAAAAGGAGCTAGTTAACAAGTTTAAAGAAATCGATAGGCAAGTACAAGTAATCAAAGAGCATTGGCTCCAAACACACATACTAAAAGGACAGTTTGGTGTATCGCGTGTTCCAAAGACTGACATTTACAAACTTGAGAAAGGTGAAAAAGTTAAGGCAACTCGAGCAGCTGAAGTAGCAGCTAAGCAACCTCTAGAAGGGCCAGTTGAAGTAATAGCTGAACGGATAGTGAAGCTAAGACAGGGCTGGGAGAAAATCTGGGAAGAACCAACGCGAGGACAATTCGGTATCCAACGGGTTTCAGAATCTAAAACACACAAACTTGAAAAGGATACGAAAACTTCAGAAAACGTTTTCACTCAGGTATCCAAGTTCGAGAAAGAAGTTGCAAGCAGAGTCGAAACGATTGAAAAGAACCTGAAGACTTCTGTGATTGAAAGGAGTCTGAAGTCTCTTGAGAAGATACCTTCCGGGCAGTTTGGTATTCCGAGGGTACCAAAGACTGGTCAGTATCAACTAGAGAAAGGAGAGAAAGTTACACCCACTCGAGGCTATGGTCCACCTGAAGAAGGTACTGTTGCGAATGTAGTTACCACTACGCCACAAATCATCTCTATTACTAACAACTTCGAAATAGGGACACTCAGTACTGAGCTGGATGCTGAGAGGTTAGGCGACATTGTGAATAAGAAAATTGCTGAAGGAATAAGGAGGAAACGTCCATGAGTTTTGTAATAGGCTCAACTGCTACTGGAACGACCAATGCTAATGGAAATGCAGGTGGTACGACATTAGTTCAGACAGGAAGGTCAGAAGCTGACAGATACTTCACCGGTATGGTCTTGAAGATTACTAGTGGTACTTGCAACGGGCAAAAACGTATAGTTATGAGCTGGAAGCAATCAACAGGAACATTTACTGTTTCGCCTGCGTTCACGGCGCAAATAGTATCAGGTGTAACCTACGTATTCCTAACCGTTACACTCCCGCAATATCCACATAAGTTCAAGGAAAAGAATCCGTCTGAAACGAAGGCACGTGCGTTATCCTCTAATGTGTTGCCGTTGGTGATTTCGCCAGGTAAAGGGTTGAGGACAGTTGAACTAGAAGCCTATCTGTTTTCGCCAGGAGTTACAAATGCAGTGTTGTTGTCTACATATATTGTTCCACTTAGAGAAATGTCGCATACTGTTGTGATAGTTACTTCCGTAGACGCTTTCTATGACGGTAGCTATCTAATGGACTCGTTTGATCCTGAGCCACAAACGCCTGGTGTAGTCAAGATAACCATTAAGCTTAGTCAAGGTTCACAAATGCAGGTGTATTAAGATGGGCTGGCTCATTAAGATCGATACAATCGAATATACTGACGCTGTATTCGATCACATCGAAGAGAACTTGAACGGACATATTGAAGCAGCATTTACGTTGCCGAATAATGAAACTAACAGAACGTTAGTTAATGCTGATCATACTGTTGAGATTCTGTATAATGATGGAGCTGCCACAACATCAGAGTTCACTGGTATATTGAGAGCACCGGAGTTTCAACAGAGCGGACTACTATGTAAGTGCTATCAGACATGTTATGAGCAAATGCAACGAAAAGTTCATACAGGTAATTACGACGCTATCACGCCAGATGTTATTTTAGCAGCTATTGCAAGTAGTGCTGGTGTCCTTGTGGGTGCTTGTCCTACTACACCGACACTTTCAGTCAGGTATGATAAAGCTTATTGCTTTGATGGTGCTCGATTCATTGCATGGGTACTCGGTAAGGACCTTTATCCAGACTTCTCTGGAGCTAGTCCGCGAATTAACATTGGTACTGCTGGAACTGGCTACCCATCCGGTAGGGGGCTACTGCAGTACACTACAGTTCCGAAACGAGGAAAAGATCGGGCAAAGAAGCGGGACAAAGTCTATATCCGTGGCTTGGATGCTTCCGGGTTACCTTTAGTTGGCGAAGCTGGTACCGGAACAGAAGTTGCCGTATTTACTGATAGAACAGCAACTAATCAGGCTACGATTAATGCACTAGCAGCAAAGAAACTAGCTGACCTTAATGTAGAGGCGTCTGGTTGTATAGTTCCGACTACGCTAGAGTCACCGATAGTGGCACCGGCTTACGTGCAAGGATATGATATTCATGCTGGCGACTATGTCATACTGAACTGTGCAGAGCTGGATTACTCATCATCTGTTGTACGAGTCATAAAAGTTACGAAGAGACTCATTGATACGGCGGTTGAGGTTGAAAAAGCAGAACTACTGTTGGATGACTATTTAGAGGAAATCGAACAATGGGAATCGTTAGGAATCTTTGCGCCAGTTACAGCACCAGATATCGATCCGGTTACTCCAAGTGAATTCGGGACAGATGATGTAGTTCCGGTATCGATCCAGAATGCAGATGGTACATTCGTGACACTATTTGCAGTAACGGTACATCGTGTTACTGGGATGTCTGGTTACAAAGTCCGTTGGCATAAACAGGGAGAGACTGTATGGAATTATGTCGATATAGAACAGCCAGCATCAGGTGATGCCGTACTTTATACTGCCCCAGTAGCAATGGGTTCAACGTATGATTTGCAAGTAGCATCCTTTAACATGGATGAGAAAGTGTCGGCGTACACTACTTCGGTAGCAAAAGTCGCAACTACAGATACTTCTGCGCCAGCTGTACCTTCGGGTGTAACTGCTATAACATCTGGTTTGGTAAGATCAATCAAAGTTAGCTGGACAGCTGTTACAAGTGCTGATTTGAAAGGGTATAAAGTATACAGGCATACATCAAACGTTCCTGGAAGTGCAACCGAAATTGCTAAAACTAGTGCTAATGTTATTATCGTCGATTCCAACATAGTGACACCGTATTACTTCTGGGTGTCATCTTACGACTTCATAGGCAACGAAAGTGCAAAGTCCGCTCTAGCGACCGGATGTCCTGTAACTGGGCAAAAGGAAGTCATTACAGATGTAACTGATGTTACCCCTGAAGTTCCTGTTATCACATGCTTAGCTCAAGAGGTTGATACTTCAGATGAATTCAGAACATGGATTCAGGTCACCATTACAAGGGTGACTGATGCTGGTGGCTACGTAGTTAGCTACAAAAGGACTGTTGATACTCAATGGACACATTATTACGTGGAACAACCTTCATCAGGAAATCCCATTGCCGTTACGCCAAGCCTTAATGCAAATACATCCTATGATGTACATGCTTGCTCAGTAAGTCAGAAGGGTCAAGCTTCAGCTTGGAGTACTACACAAACAATTGTAACGACTGTTAATACTACAGCACCTCCTGTACCTACTGGACTAGTAGCTACTGCTATAGTTGATGGGGTATTATTGGAGTGGAATCCCGCTGTAGCAACTGACCTCTCACATTATAGGGTATATTATGGAACAACAAATCCGCCTTTAACGGTTGCTGGACAGATATCACGTCCCTTTTATGCATGGCATAAGAAAACAACTGAAACATATGTATTGTACTATTTTGCGATTACAGCCGTCGATGATGTTGGAAATGAAAGTGCAAAATGTACGGCTGTTTCAGCAACGCCAACGCAGATTGTTAATCTAGATATTGCACCGAATGCTGTAGAGGCAGATAAGATTCTTGCTGGTGCAGTAACGGAGGCGAAGATTGCTGACGATAATATTACGGCTACAAAGCTCAAATCAGGAGTCCAGCCATTCAATAGTGATATAACGTTTACTCCTACAACTGGAAGTGAGCATGATTCAATTACGTTTACTACTGGCACTATTAGATTCGCTGATGGTGGTACACAGGCGATAACGGGAGCTAATTTGAGCCTTGCTGCTGCAACAGGAATCTGGTACATTTACTTTACAGTTGGCTCTGCTGCCTTATCAGCAACACAGACGTACAGTCTTGCCCAATCAGATACTAAAGGGCTATTAGCGTTATGCCGACATTCGACAGATGCTACACAGCAAATTATGATATTTCCCTTCTATGCCAAGGGACTCAACATTAACGCGGATATAATAGCTGCGAATGCTATAGTTGCGAATGCTATTAAAGCGGATGCCGTGGAGGCAGATAAGATAAAAGCCGGTGCCGTAACAGCAGACAAGCTGACAGTAGCAGCTATCTACTTAACAGGTCTTGTACTAACAGATAACTCACCGTCAGCTGGTTATGTAGCATGGTCCGCATGCACATTATATTATGAAGGAGTCGCGTATGCTATAGCTGCAGGGAACACTAATCTTGCGTATATCTACTGGACGAAACCGAATACAGCTTTTACAGTAAGTGCTACGAAGCCAGCATGGGTCGCAAACAGATATATGATTATCTTCAATAGTTCCGGAGCTGCAATACTGTTATGGAATGCCACTTACATTCATGGTGGCACATTGATAACTGGAACGATTACGTCACAGGACATTAAGACAGACAACTTAGAGGCTAGTGTTATTAAAGCCGGAACGATTACTGGAACTGAAGCGGATAGAATCCTAGCTGACGGTTCTGTTAAGACTGCCAAAATCCTTAGCCTTAATGCTGATAAAGTGCTTATTGATGGTGCAGTGTATCTTTCAAACTGGCGAAAAGGTGGCGATCTTACCAAGATTGATGGTGGCGTGATTTCTACTGGTACCATTCTTGCAGCGTCAATCGCGGCGAGTCAAATCCTTATCAGTAAGCTTGCAACAGAGACATTAGATAGAATGTATGATACGTCCGCACTTAGCGATGCTATCCAAGGATGGCCGCATGCTTCGGATGCTACAAAGATTGACGGTGGGGACATTTACACCGGAAGTGTCCATACTGCGCAGATACTATTTGATATTCTGGCAAGTGACCCAACGTATGTTGCAGGGAAACTTTGGTGCAAAGACGTCGCTGGCGATCCGCAATTAAGATTTTCAAAAGGTACGAGTCTATCGGATGTTTTTATCATTCCAAAATATCCGTTGTATGATGCTCAAGCACCACCAGAGAACATGGTTCCTAATCAGGGCTTTGAATATGACCGAGACGGTGACGGCATGCCTGATTTCTGGACAAAGAGCTATGAAGCAGGCAATCCTGCTTATGCATGGTCTACTGCATATAGCTGGAAAGGGCAGCATAGTTTGAAGTTAGGAAGTGCTCCAGGACGATACATAGTTTTCGATTGCATATGGATTCCAGTATTGCCTAATAAGAAATATTTCTTTAGCGTAGACATTTACGCAGATGTTCCTGCAACATTTGAGTATGGTGTTGCTGTTGTTGAATTCTGGAATGCCGCTAAATCGTATCCGAATGTTGGTGCCATAGGTTTACCTGCAAGTGTAGCTGCAGGCTGGAATCATTTATCAGTCGAAGGTACAACATCTTCAACTGCTAGATGGGCGTTAATTAAACTATACAACTATGGCCCTAATGTAGTCGTAGATCTGTACTTTGATAACATAGTCCTAAGTGAAATGAGAGCTGCAGTGCCAACAGCAGGAACAGTAGTAGGAGGTACATATGGAACAGCATCACAAACTTTAACGAGTGGTGCATGGAATACAGTATCCAGTGTAACCGTTCCTTCATCGGCGCATGAGATTTTGTTTTTCTGGGTGAATTTATCGTGTCTCGATAATCCGGCTTATGCAGGGTATTTGCGTTGCAAACTAAAACTAACAAAAGCAGGTGAGTCTGACGAGTATTATCCGTCGAATACTGATGCTCAGTGTCCTAAATACATTGTTAGAGGGAGTAAATGGGACAATAGTTTCATGTGGACAATTACAGTACCTAAAGATAGACAAGGTTGGTCGGCTGTGGTTCAAATTTACATGTATAATACAAACTCAAGCAGTATCGCAGTAGAAGAAGAAGCTGGTGTATGGGGGCACAGTCCACACACTCACCGCTAATTAAGGAGGAAAGACAAATTGATGATAATAGCTGATAGTCTCATAACTATAGCAAAAGCAAACGCTGCTAGCACTAATGATCGTAGTTTTAACATTCCAACAGGAACTTTTCTTGATGTAATGAATAGTAAGACCAGACAAATAGCGGTTGCTAGAATTGCAGTCGGATTAAATCCGAACAGACTTTGTTCAACAGCACCAATATTGCTTATTGCCCACTGCGTAAGACTTGCATCCACTATAATAAGACCACCTAATACTACGGAAAGGAAAGTTTCTAATCTCATATCATTTCACCTCCTGGAGGTGATTGAATGAAAACAAGATCATTAGTCATTGCTGCATTCGCTATACTATCAGGTTTCATGATGGCTCTCGGATTCAATACTCTCGATTGGATGACACAGGTGCCAAACCAGCCGGCAATATGGTATTTCATATATCATTCTCCTATTTTATCTATGCCATTCTGGTACGCATACTTCTTTGGTGGCATTATGCCTTTGTGGGGTGGCGGATTCTTAGCAGGAATCATAGTAGGTCTAGTACTACGTAAACGAAAGGCTATTTGAGGGGGTGAATGTATGTCAATTGAAAAGAATCTTAAACGGATGCAGTATATGCTAATTGCAGTCATCATCGCTATTGCGGTCATCATTCCAGTGTCACTTAAGTACTTGTTACCGAAAATGGCAGGAATCGACGTCAACTACGTAATGACTTTCCTAATCTTGCTTGCGGGGTCTCTCTATTCAATGTACCAACCATGGATCAAGAAGCTACGGGATTACAAACAACTCTCTACTGTAGCAGCAGAACGAGGTGTAGCTCCGCCAAATGCGGAAGAATACTTCAAACATGGCCTCGAGTTCAACAAATGGCTATACCTCATCAATGGTGCTAGCTTTGTTCTATCGGTCTTCATAGCGTTCTATATTCTTGCGACTAACTCAGTTATATATGATAACTGGGCTACCAACGTCATCATTAACTTCAACTATGCTATCGGACAAGCTGAGTTCATCAAGAAGTGGGTGTTCTAGTGGCAATATTACGATAAGAAAGAACGGAGGTGATTGTATGGCAACTCAGAATGAAAAAATCTTGGCTGGAGCTTTAATTGCGACTGTAATCCTTGCGGCAATTGTAGTTACCTTGATGGTAACTCGCCCTATATCTAACGTCGGCAAGATAAGAGCTATCGGGTTCGATGTTTTTGCCGACAGTGCTTGCACAGTGAAGCTAACACAGATTGATTGGGGTACACTATCACCAGGCGAAATGGCTGCAGTAACTTTCTTTGCAAAGAACTCAGGAAATGTTAATGTAACATTGAACTACAACACAACTGATTGGATTCCTACTAATGCTCCGATATACTTAGTAGTCGCATGGAACTACACAGGACAACTGATGAAACCAGCTGACGTTATACCTATTGCTACAACATTAGCAGTATCGACAACTATTACCGGTATCACCAACTTCAGTTACACGATGAATGTAAATGCAGTGGAAGTGAAATCATGACAGTCGAAGAGCTTTTGCAACAGATTCTAGACGAGCTACGTTTGCAACGAAAGGAAAAGCAATCACCAGCGAGATACGATTGGAACATCTTACTAAGCTTACCAGATCATTTGCGTAAGACGGCACTTGCGTTGGCACTACAGGGACTAGCAACTGCAACAGACATTGCGAACATTACTCACCGTGCAAGAGCAGTAGAATGCTTGTACCTGAACCATCTAGTCATGCGAGGGCTAGCAACAAGGACTGGCAATAAGCCTGTATACTTCCAACCGGAGGTGAAATAATGGGCGAATTCAACTGCCCACAATGCGGCCATTATCACTCAACGTTCGCGATTTCAAAACATGATCCCAAGAAGGTTCCAAGGCAGTGTTACAGGTGTCAGAAACCGTACCCGTTGGGAACACCGGAAGAATGGGCAAAAGCTCACCGGTAATCCTTTTTTTTAAAAAAAAAAGAAAGGGGGTGCGAACTATTTCTGGAATGTTCGCTTTAGATAGTCGAGTACAAATGACAACACAGTTGCTTCGTTGTTTGGCAGGAACTGCGAAATTATAATCATCATTGGTATGTATTTGTATAGTGTTTCTCCGAACCTTGTAATATCATAGGTTTGGTTATTGATTACAGTGTTCTCAATGTATCCAGCAAAGTTGACAAGGATTACTGCACCAATTGCCCAAACGATTGGATTATCATACCAGTTCGTTTGAGTTTGCAGATTCGGTGGTAGCAATGGACTGTTTTGGAGTGTCGTTATACCGCTAGCAATCATTAGTTCAAGGGCAGTGAAAATCACTGTTGCAATGATGACTCCTGCCTTCAGTACTTGCTTCCATTGTGGTATCATTTCTTTTTCTGTCACGTTTTCACCTCCTACTCAACCGGGAACTTTTCGCTGTATTTGTGTACAAAGCGCCAGAAGATTTCTCCTAGCATTATGATCCAAGGCCAGAACAGCACAAAAAATGCTGTGACCATCGCAATGTTCATCAGTGTGCTGGAAGTCAGCAACGGTGCAAAGCCGAAGAACGTCGCAATTGCGTACATCACTGATAGCACTATTCCAAAGAAGAGCGCTAGGAACTTAGTTCCCATATGTTTCGGTTTCTCAGTCGACATGGTTTGTTTATCACCTCCCATATCAAGCTGTGTACTGAGGCATCTGTCCCTGCCTTGTACCTATGACATCCAGGGTACCTAATCTACCGTCCCTGAAATTCTTTGCTGTCTTCTCTTCCAACGCTATTGCCAAGTCAATATTAAGCTTATTCGCGAACATCACTGCAACTATCACAACATCCGCTAACTCCTCTGCAATCTTAACTCTATCATCAGAGTTACATGCAGCCTTCAACTCAATCATTTCTTCACATAAGTGTCCAAACTCGTCGTGGTTAGGATTTGTACATTTGGAATGTCGTAGATTTGCAACTGCGTAGATTTTTATCAACTTACTTAGCTCCACATTCTCACCCCAATGTCGATAAAGGTACATCAGTTCTCCATTCCTTATTCGTCTTTACGACAGAGTTGGGAACAGTTCCAATCAACTCTATATCCTCCTCGGCTGTGTCATTAGGCACGGTTATGATTGTTTGATTTCCAACTTTTTCAACTAGATTTGGAATAGGTAACCGTATCACTGCTCCACTTGCTGTCGTTAGTTCTACATGTTTGCATGCGTCTATCATTGATGTCAGTTTTATCACTTCGTTAGGATCGAAACCCTCGATACATTTGAGTATGAGTTCTTTTACAAACTCTGACATCGCTTTATTTTTTGAGATGCACCAGAGTTTGAATTTCCTATGAACCTCCTCTTCAAGTATTATTTGTAGTGTTTTCGGCATCTATTATCACCTCTTTTAATTCCTTATAGTAGTGAGTAGTAAGATCCCTCCACCTCATCTCTAGAGCAAAGTTGATGTTATCGGATAGTAATCGTACCTTACAAGTATATATTGAGTGTACGCCAGCACTACTATGCTCAATAGTACATCCCTTACACTCAGAGATGTGAGTTGGTATTTTACCGCACTGCTGTATGCACAATTTGTTGATTATATTGTTTATTTGTATCTCAGTCGGCATAGGTGGCCGCAGTTTACTGGTACGCGGTCTACTGACCCTCTCTTCTAGTTCATTCCAATTTTTTGGCATCCTTCTTCACCCCCACAAACCATTTCAACGCCAACATATCTCCTGTTCGTAGTATTCTTCTACTTCTAACCGCTCTGTCGATTATGTCAACTCCTCGAATATAATCGACCCCAAAATCTGCCAACGCTAACAAACTATCTTGCATTGTCATCTTTCCGCCCTCATCTTTTAACAACGTTATTATTTGATTAATCTCTGAGTCTAGTTTAATTGAACGTCGCCATTGCATTCCTTGTAACATAACAGTCTTTAATTCTGGTGTCATATGAACGGTAATTTCATCTTCAAAATTATTCGTCATAATCGTGTAACCTAATGCAATGCGTTCATAGAGGGGTTCTTCAAAGTGTAACATTTTGAACTGGTCAAAGAATGTATGAATTGATTCATCGAAGCGTATTCGTTTTACTTTCTTTAATTTCTTGCAAAGTGTAATAAAGGAATCGCGGATTTCCATTTTCTCTCTCGTGTCTGGATTCACATTTTGTCCTGAACGTCTCATATTTCTGATTATCGCTTTCTCTTCTTTTGTTGGAATGAATTCTATGAAATAGAATCGGCGTGGAAGTCCCGCGCTCAAATCAAACCTAGCAGGTTGACTACCAGTCCATAACGTTACTTGGGTCTGATAAAATACTTTTCCTCTCCCTAATCTCTTTTTAAGGAACCCCTTATCTAGTGACGTTAGTAACTGGTTACCGAGAGTTGAAGAGTGTGACTGTTTCAGTGCATCGGTAATAACTGAAAACTCCTCAATACCAACTATATTATTTCGATGCTCATAAGCAGCACCGTATTGTGTTTCTGATGATCCTTCGTTTGAAATAATAGTACCCGTCCACGCTGCCTCTGTCATTGCCCCTTCAAACCCGATACCGACTCCACATTTATCAGCTTCAGTACCAAACCCCGGCTCCTGGCAATCAGCAAGGACACCAAAGTTTGGATCCAGGAGTTGAAATAGAATATACGACTTCATGAATCCCGGAGGTGCAACTATAAACATGTGAACTCTTAGATCGGCAGGTATCTTGTGCTCGAAGTAGATGAACCTTGCTTTGTTTTCTACGTTTATCAAGTGTGCACCGATAGAGCAGAGGTAAGTGGGAAAGAATTTATCTACGAACGCGAGCTTGCGGTCATAGAGTGAACGCATGCAGAGGTTGTAAGGGGAGTTCATGGAAGTTCACACTGCCTGAGATAAACTATCTGATGTCTTAAGACTTCGAAAAAAACTTAGACGCGTCGCGTCCCAAATCTGAAATCTTAAGATAACATATTGCCCTAACATTAACCCACTAACTCCCTAATCCTCTTGATAGTTACTGGACCCATCCCACTAATCAACATTAACTCACTGTCCTTTGCCTCCATGATATACTTTAATACTCCCTTATTACATCTAGTGGAGTTAGCAACCAATGCACTCGCGATACCCGGTTCTACCCGTAAGAAATTCCTAATGATATTACCAACCCTCGATCCTGCACCTTTACCAATTGTATGTTGTCTTGGTACATCCGCCTTGTTCTCTGAAAACTTCTTCAACATCTTCACCATAACTGGTATCGTTTCTCTCTCGGTGTACCCCCACAAAATCCTTGCATTATACCTCACTGCCAACGACGCAATACTCCCGTACACAAAGTCTTCGTTTATGTTTTTAGTATGAAAATCTTCCTTCAACATGCTGAGAGGATGAATTATCATCAACATCTTATAGTAACCCTCGGGTACCTTTTCGAACTGTTTTGATATACGGTCACTTAAGGTTGAAGCAGCAAGGTCGAAGATAGTCTTCCTTTCACAACTCGCGTTATTGTACACAAAGTCTCCTAGTGGTTGTAGACTTTTGACTTGGAATGGAATCCCTTTATCTTGTAACACTTTGTGTACAGTAGCAGGTTCATGCACGTCAACATAGAGTACATTAGGTTTTAGCTCGCCACTACCACAAACCTGAATAGTAGTATCTTTACGTTCCCACTCTATCGGCATCTTAGTCACCTTAAAGCTTGAAGAACTCTTCTATCCTCTTTATAGGCCACTGTCGTATATCGAACTCCACTTTACTCTTAAACAGTGGACCAAGGAGTTTCTCGTGCAATAATATTATCTTCGAACCACTGGGCAAAAAGTATGTAGTAGCATACTTTCTCTTATCTACAAACGGAAACCCTGTAACCTTGACTAGGTATTTTTCCACTAGCGTTCGTTGCTCTGAAGTGCACGCAACTCTGATAGTTGCTGATTTGGCATTCTTCAACGGTCCTAATACTTGTTTAAAGCTCTCTGATTTGCTCATTCCACCACCCCTATAGCCAACACAAACGTTCGTATGGACAGTAGGTGCAATCCACGAACTGATTCTTCGGCCATTTTTCCTCATCTTCTCCAAACGTTAACAAGTCGAATGTCATTTCATCTAAGGTTGTAAATAGGGTGTTCCACGTTTTGGTCGCTAACTTTTCGAACCAATACTCATTGTTTAACGGTGAATACGCTCCTAAGTATCCTGGAGTAACTCCTATGTAATCTTTAAGTTCCGTCTGACTTATCAGGTACACGTAAAAACTCGTTTCGCGTCTCAACGACGTTTTTGAAGTAATCTTGCCCTTCTTAATCTCCATTACTACCGCATTAAAGCCTTGTCCCTCTCTCATCAACCAGCATCTATCGATATGGCCGCTCATCTTTTGCTCAGGGAGTCGAATAGTTGCTTCGTTAAGTATGGGGAGGAAGTATATTGCGGGATCTAGGTGAGACTTGATAATCTCTAACATCCTATCGACTTCGAAGCGTGCAAAGTTATCATACAATCCATTAACGTCTTTGTCTAGTGGTAGTAGGGAACGGTAGTATTCAAAAGTTGGCTTTTCCCTTACGTTCACAACCCTATAAAATTTAGATGAGGAGTAGTGGAATTTTCTACCTTCCAGCATGGGACCTGTAGCTGTGAACGTAAGTTGCTTGATTGCAAAGTAATAGTACTGTCGTTTACAAGTCTTATAGGATTGAATTCGACTCTTGGTGATCCAGTCTTTGGGTTCGGTTGGAATACGGAATTCATGAGGCCCTTCACTCACATAAATGCCCCCAGTAATTTTTGTTTCTTTACCGATATTGCGGCAATAATTTCCTCCGTCTTGGCAGTAATGGTCTTCTCGATCATCTTTTCCCAATCAATACATTTCCGTATGTCTTCAGGAAGTGTGGTGGGGTCATCGAAACAAACTGCGTCAGTTGGCGTACAAAACTTACCGTCTCTCTTCTTTAGTTTACCGATTTCGGACGGTTTCACATATAGCAACTTTGGCTTCAAATGTTGTAGTACTAGGGGGTCAAAGTGATCACGAGTCCACAATGCACCTCTACTCCAGGGAGAGTTATCATAAAAGGTTTTAACCCCTCGTGGAATGCCTATCTCGACTAGCGGTCGCTTCCGAAATTCTACCTTCATCTCTTTAAGGTATGCTTCTACGATTGAAACAGAGACTTTGTTAATAGGATCCTGTAACACCTTAGTCTGAACCTCGTGTGTAAACCGAGATGAATCCGACCTCTTAGCAGCCATGTTCTTATTATCCCACTTATCTATTGATAAGAACTTACTATCTTGCCACTTAATCCTCCCGTAATACTTCTTCTTTGCTCCCTCTTGTTTCGTTTTTTTCTTCCTTCTATGTAACTTTACCTTTGTTGCTCCTCTCAAATACGTGAATATGATCCCATCGTAAACTCTCTCTGCTTTCATTGAAACGTACGTTAGATACTTTCTATCAATACATAACTGCCTTAGTTCGGCGTTCACCATCTCGCTAACTCTAACTAACTCGTCCCAACTTACTTCTTTCATTGTGTTGAATAATGAGTCAGTGTCGCCGTAGATAACTGATCGTTTTATCCATTTATCACTCTCAACAACATTGATCGCGTGTTGCATCAAATCTCTTCCGAGATATGTGATAGAATACGCAATTTCCAATCTATACAACCTGAATCCGGCGTATGCAAAAACTCCGTAAAATGATGTGATTAAGAACTTCAATGCAAACTGGTGCTGATATAAGAGATTCCATTCTGGAGAATCAATCACTAACGCTTCCATCTTTTTCGTAATAATGCCACGTTCATTGACTAATCCACGAATTACTCGTGGAACGAAACCTTCGGGCGTGCTAGCGAACCTAACCCCATTACCAACCTCGATATCGCCGTTGGGGTCTAGACGTTCTGGACTCATGTTACACGCTATGATGATGTACGGGTAATGACTTCTAAAGTCTAGAACACCCACACACCAGTGCAGGCCGACTTTAGGCTCTCTAACCATTGCTCCTTTATATGAAGATTCTTTCTTTGGTTTACGGTTGGGATCGTAAGGACGTTTTGAAGGTAGGACGAACCCTTCAGCCTTTGCACGGTGCAAAATTAACGAATCCAATATCTTCGAGTTAACATGCGAATCCTCTAATCGACATCCTGTGTACCTACGAATCATTGAATAGTATTCGATGATTTGTCGTTTCTTGAAAATCCTAACTACCCAATCCGCATCTTTTTTGGGGTAGTAAGCTACCTGTAAAATATCATCTGTTTGCCATAAGTCATGAATCACTTGCTTGATTCTTATTTCCTTCAACTCATGCCAAACTACATATTCTAATGAATATGACTCCAACTTTGCTTCAAATGACGTCATCTTTTTATACGTCTCAAGTCCGTCGAACATCACTCGACCTTTGCAAACTACCTGAATCTTTATTTGTTTCGATTCTAGATCAAATTTCTCTCTGTAAAAGAATGACCATACTGGCGATATGATTTTATACTCGACGTTCAAAATCCTGCACCGATTAATCAAATACGGCCAGTCCCAAGTATTAGTATTCCATCCTATGAAGCAGTCGAATCCTCTCGATGCATAATAGTTGACAATTGCCTTTATCATGTCTTTCTCGTTGTTAAAAATCCTGACTACAGTATCATCGGATACTAAAACGTCACAAGGTTCCTGATCTTGTCGCCAACAGAATAGTACCCACAACTCCAACTTTGTATCGAACGCTGCAACTGACACGATTGCTTCTAACGCATCCTTTGCCTCTGGAAACCTTTCTGCAGTAGCGTCAACCTCCATGTCCATGAAACAAATCCTTAACTGAGCGTATACGGGGTCACAAGGTTGAATCTTTAACTTTCCGTCCTGTTCAATTGCCTCAAAAGATGCGTAAATGCCCTTTTCAACCAGATACGCGATTTCGGGAAGTATGTCAGCTTGCCAGTGCTTAGTGAAGAGTTTACGTAGTTGTCCAACATTACCGGATAAGGGGGTTGTAATTTTTTCTGTCCATTCACCGAATAAATCAGGAACGATTTCACCTGTACGGTGAAGTAAGTCAGTTAGAAGTGTAGCTCCTTTGGGAATGTAAAAATACGGACTCCATGTTCTATCGACAAAACGTTTGCGGTTTCCTTGCTCATCACGGCCCCACAGGTAGATGTCGGACTTTCCATTTTTATCTACGGCCTCTAGCGTTACCAAATCATAGGCCGTCATGCGAAAACACTCTCCTTATGTCGTTGGAAGTCTTTACGCTCAATTTGCTTTGATGTTCGTTTCCAACCTACTTTATCAATTATAAACTGAGATTGTGGAATCAGTTGTTTAACTGTATACCCTTTCTTTTGAAGAAAATCTAATCTGCTATGAATAGCGTGAATGTGAGTTATAGACTCGATTTCAGGTGCAGTATGAAGCTCTTGTTCTATTAAAGAAAGAATTTTACTGTAATTTTGAAACCGCTTTTCCTCTTCTTCAAGAGACTTTTTACATTCTGTTAAAGCTTTCTCTGCTGCCTCTTTCTTTTTAGGAATTATGAGATAGGGAATTATTACAGGAAGAATTTTAATTACTTCTTCTCTTCTCCAAACTCTAATGCTGTACATTAGTTTTAACTGTTGATATCCGTACTTTTCATGTCCTTTGTATTCATAAGATGAGAATTTGTAAATAACGTCTAAAAGTTCGAGTATTCTTTTTGCGTTATTTATAAACTCAATTGACGAGTTATAACACGCAACAGCTTGTGAAGGAGGTGGAACTACACTACCTTCCCCATCTATGGCACACGCTAACCAAACTGCATCTTCTGTTGATAGATCGTACTTAGTACCTTGGGTCACTTGAGTCACTCCTGTCATATATGCCCTTCATTAATATATAAAGCTATAGTTGGTCCGTTTATTTTCCTCCATGTGCATAGGTTAACATTAACCGACAGTTTGCTTTGGCTATTTCGAGTTGCTCAGGTGTTAACCGGGCATTAAAGTCCAAACTCCTCTTCAACGAACTCGTATGAAGGTTTAAGTATTCCTCACCTTCCACATATCTCAACCCATTCATAGCATCGGCGATTGGTCCGCTAGTGTCCATTGAGCGCCCCTCATCATGCAGTTGGAGTGCTTCGCCAGGAAAACCACATCCCAGAAAATGGTGCTCAATATCACTCTTCCACATATGCTCATATTTCAACAATTGAACAACACTAGGCCTTGCTAGGAATTTCGTTGACAGCCATTTTCCGATACCAATTACATCGGGGTTCAACTTGAGGTACTCCTTGTACCACATCGGAAAGTCTCCTGGGTCAAACGCCCAGACAACAACCATAATCTTGTACTTATCTCGTAACCCGCGCCCATGCGCATATTTCATGAAGTGTCGAGTTAGATTCAGAGACTCAACTGGATTCCACTGCACATCCGGTGCGACGATTTCGTCAGGCTTTATCTCTTCCGCTGCTTCGAATATGTCGTCAAAACTGACGCTCTTGCCAAGTTCATAACTTCCGTTATCCATAATAGTGTACGTTTGTTTTGCTTGTTCACGATAGTACTCAACGTACTTAAGATCCTTAACATGACCAAGAGCAAACTGAATGTCCCCTAGGCTACTAAGTTCGGTTAGGTGTACTGTTGGACTGATTATTGCTAACTTCACTTCTTCATCCCTTCCATGAAATCCAATTTACTCGGAACAAACCAATTTACTCGAAACACCCCTCGAATGGAGTAACTGGCCAAAATAGAGTAACTGGCCAGTCGAATGAATTGATACGGCCAGCCGAATGCAAGTTGAATGAATTAATATTGTGGGCGTCATATTACTCCCTCATACTCAATTGGATCCTTAACATGATTCAACGCAAATGCCTCTAATCGTTCCACACACGTTCCACACCTGCCACACGCCTTTTGTCCTCCCTTATAACATGACCAGGTTAATTCAAAGGGAACGTTCAATGATATACCTAGTTCCACAATTTGCGCCTTCGTCATGTTAATGAACGGTGCATATACCAGTAAATCTGCATCTGTTCCGGCATCCAATGCTGCCTGTAACGCGCCCACAAACTCTGGCCTGCAGTCGGGGTATATTGTCCTATCGTTCCTATGTGCAGCATACGCAATAGTGTTGGCGCCTATGCTAATTGCGTAGCCAGCAGCAATGTTCAATAGGATAGCGTTTCTGTTGGGTACGACTGTTAACTTCTGAGACTCTGCAGTATAGTGGCCTTCTGGGATTGGATCATTAGTAGTCAATGCACTTTTAAGCAGAGGTTGTAACGTTCGTAAATCAAGAACTTTCCAACTTATACCTGCAGCATGAGCAATTTCTACGGCTGCTCGGAGTTCCTTAAAGTGCTTTTGCCCATAATCAACAGTCAGTGCGTATACTTCCTGATGCTGTTTCAGCAAATAGTATGCTAAGGTAGCAGAGTCAACTCCCCCACTCAACAACATTACAACCTTTGTTGAAGGTTTACTAAATGCTGGAGATACGACTGTCGAACGTTGAGATTTTGTAACCATAACTTCCATCTAAGTCACCTCCTCCACCACTCCGCTACCGCCTTATGACTGTGAATACTTTCATCCGACTCTGCTCTCGCATACCTAATATTAGGAATATTCATAATCGCGTGCCTCACGACATCCTCGACGAATTTTGCATTATCCTGAGCTTCCTTAATCTTAGCAGCTTCCTCATCTCTCTTCAACTTCTCCGTCAACGATGCAGAAAAGCAACTTTCCATCAACCTAAATATGTCCTCAAATTTGGGGTGTGGAAGTTTAGCATTTATCTTTATCTTCAACTCACACTTCTGCATATGCCCGATACCTATGCTTTCCTTTGAACAAGGACACGCAGTTATCCCTTTCATAATATACGTGTATTCATTTCCTATGGCAATATAGTTCTCGACGATAATAGTTGGAAACTGATCCTTCCACGGAAACTTAAACACCATTTTGATGTAGGGGTAAACGCCAGTTTTTTCCTTTATCAACTTCTTTGCATCGTTAATAAACTGCTCAACACTCTCACACTTCACTGTCTCTGGGAATATCAACCTGCTCATATGTGCTCCCCGTTTATTGAGTATCGGAACCTTCACTTCCAACTCAATGAAGAGTGTCCACTTAGAGGACTTTATCACTATGCTGTAGTTAGAGATACCTGCCATTATTCCTAGATCATCAGCTTGTTCTTCTTGAACGTCGTGTGTCATGGTTTCGCCTTCTCCTTTCCATCCGCACCCAAAACAGCCAACCATTTTCCAGATTTTTTATCGTAGAATTGTTCCTTATCCCCATCCCTCATGTAGCCTTCACATTTTGCATTAGGACAATAAGTTTGAAGATTTGCTCCACATCTAGGACATTTTGTGGCTTCACCCAACAAAGCAGTGACATCATCAACCGTAATCCATGTTTCTTGTTTGTCTTTTTCATAGATGAATTCCCGTGAGGCGTACCTTGATTTTTGGTAGAGGATTTTTTCTAATTCATTGATAGTTTTGGCTTTTTCTTGGATTTTCTGTTTCAGACTCATTCCCGAAGCAACTCCCTGAACTGTTCTAGCCACTCAAGACACTCAATCGAGTGATTAATTCTGTCTGCCGTGTTAGGATTTTTAGGCAACTTGGGAAATTGGTGTAGTTTCTGTTTTAGCAAGCCACGCTCCCTCTCCAGTTTTTTAATGTCTTCTTTCAAATAGCCAACTTGTTTCTGGAAAGCTTCTTGTTGTTTCGACAATTCATTTTCTTTGTCTCGCTGTGCAACCGAAACCAAAACGTAGGCACACCCAGGCAACTCGCAACCCTTCGCAAAACCATGATAGAACCTACAGCAAGAACAGTGGTAACAACCACATTTCTTGGTTTTCTCTTTCAAACCTTCACTCATGCTTCTTCCTCTTCTTCTGGCTTGACATTTGCTTTCACACTCTTCCGATAATATGGTGATTGGTGACCGTGCTTCATCTTGCGTACCGCACGGATGTCGCCAAGTGGACGACGAATAACTGGGATATCTCTTTTGTTAAGTTGCCTAAAAAATGCTTCTCGGTCTAATTGCTGTCGAACTTCTTGAACACTTGCTGCCGTAACGATACCTTTCTGAACTAAAGAGGGCGCAGGACTTATCCCCCTGATTTCTCTCTCTACAGGCGAGGCCACTGAGTCACGTAGTTTAGGACCGTGACTTAGGCCATCTCTCTTATGAGACTCAGCATTTTCTTGCTGATGTCGCCCGGGACTTACTGCCCGCGCAACCTCAGTGTCTTGCAGTTCCCTTACGGTTACCGCAGGACGACGAATGAGGGTACGTAGTTTCTTTAGGAGATTCATTCTATCACCTCAACTGCCTTTCTTGAAAGTGCCCACCTTAACCTTTGCCAGAAAGTCATGCGAAGGAACTTATATAACCGGCTAGAGTGCTCACTGTAACTCACCCACATAGTTTCGCGCACTACTACTATCGCTTCGGTTGGAGGAATTTCTACATAGTCCTTATCCGTTTCTAACCGCATTACATTTGCGGTTGTGTTCCTTATTATTAAAGTATCGTTTGCCTCTAGAAAAAGTTGCTTTCTGGCTTCTTTTTTAACCAACTTTAACACCTCCTAATACCGGATATGGCAACTTGTACAAGACGACCGCACTCTGGGTCTCCTTCCGTCTCACTGAAGGATTGCTCTTTATACACAGTCCATACTTGTTTGCTTATTTCCCTTGCGCAAAGGTTTGCACCTAGATTGCTCAACATCTCGTACAAGCTTTTGCCTCCGGTTCTACTAAATACTCTACAAACTGAGTTTGTAGTATATCCATGAGTTCCTGTTGCTGCTTTGACATCCGTTTATATATCACACAATAGTAATTACCATTAACGTCAACAACTTCCTGCATAATGTCTCTATGAATCACTTTGCCTTCTGGCGTGATGAAGTTAACAGTGCTCAATATGTAAGTGTGTGGCGCTAACATTTCTTTCACTTTCCAAGGCTTTCCATAACATTCATTTGGATGCCATACACAATACCTGAGATACTCACAGGTATGATCCTCACACTCTGCATCACCTTTCATACTTTCACCCTCAAACTCCCTTCCTCTTCCCATACGCCAAAATCTGCAACCTAGGCGTAATCCTATAGTGCCCTTGATGCACTTTCACGAACTCAAAAAGCATCGGTAACTTCTTCTTATGCTCCAACAGTGTAGTAGCTTGTGGCATCAAGTACACTGGCCTTGTGATGTTGTGTAAGTCTACAAAGTTCTCGATTTTCTCCAAATCCTCCTCTTTATCAACCACGAACTTAAAAACCACTCCCGGTATCTCGAAAAAGCTAGGTGAAATTTGAAAGTCATCCTTAGGTGATACTGTGAAAAGGTGAACCAAAAACTCAATATTAGGCTTGATTGTCCCGTTAGTTTCCACTTCATAGAACTTGGCTCTCTGAACCTCACGTATAACTTTACCTATCTCTTTCTGTTGAAGTAAAGGTTCCCCTCCTGTAAACACAACGTGATAGGAAGGTGAGTTTCTGATTAACGCAACCAAGCTTTCGGGCCTAACATCCATTCCGTCCTCATACATTCCTAATGCATACTTCGTGTCACAGAACCAACACTTCAAATTGCATCCCTGCAAACGTATAAAGAGTGCGGGGTATCCGAGGTATGTACCTTCTCCTTGAATTGATTCGAAGATTTCATTTACTAACATCTAACTTACCTCCGCAATACGGGCAACGAGTTTTCCAATATTCATCTGAAGGAAGAGTATAGTCACTAAGATCCGTACCACAATGAGGACAGCACTTTGCTGGCTTACTCAAACCCCTCAACTCTCTGATGTGGTCCTTCACAAAGAGTGAAGTGTACATCAACAACTCCAGGAATAGTTTTTAGCTGAGCTACTATCAAATCCGAAATATCTTCGACTGATGGCTCACCATCAACTATCATAAAGCATTGGTTGATTCCAATTTCATGTAATAATGGATTAATTTTTGAGTACCAAAAGTCCATATGCTTCTTCGGAATCACAAGTATATGATCCCAATGACGGATCTCTTCCTTGATCTTTCCAAAGTCCACAAACTTGTTGCAGTATACTCTTAGGTTCCGAACAAAGAACGTGTGACCATGAATACACCCACATTTGGGATGTCCCGGAATATAATGTGCTGCATCGAACTCGATACTATCGATACTTAATATCCTAATTCGTTCTTTTACCATCTGATTGCACCTTCCGATAAATGACCTTACAAACTGGACAGAAAAGATAACCTCCCACTAACCAGTCCCTCCCTATCGAAAATAACTTCACACTCACGATTCCTACCAAATCATGACCCTTCTTGCACTTTCCATCTGCACGAGATGGAAATGCATATCTTCCTACCTGACCTGAACCCACTGCTAATCCCTCTGTAGGGTTAAAGGATACCCAAGGAGCCAGGAAAGGAGGTGAATCCGAACCTGCTTAATGCTGCCTCCGGTATCAAGCAGTTAACCGTTCTACGGGAGTTAAACAGTGTCACTCTCCGGTGTAGTGTAAGGGTTACTCAACTTATCGACATTCAGGACGTATTTTTGAAATGCACTGTATGCAATGATATCATCTAGTTCATCATTGACTTCTTTCAGTACTTCCAATCCCCCCAACGCTATCTTAGGATACAGTTCTTTTAATCGGTGCATCTTGTTATGCACTAACTCTCCCATTGAGAATACACTAGTTGTTCTATGCCAACTATCCTTACGCAGATTATGCTTTCGAAGTACCTTCATAAGTACCTCTTTACAAGCCTTTTGTACTGCCTTTGCTGCCAATGAATTCATCATAGCATCTGCTGTGATACCCAACTTCTCATCGTACTCATCATTCGTCATTGTAACCAACTCCATATATTACTGCTGCCAATCTGTCAATTTCTTGAAAATGAAAGAGACCAAACGTTACAACTGACCAAAGATTTCTAGGTACGTTGTTCAACATTACGTTGCACCTTCTGGCGGTTTCACTAGATACGGTTTAAGCACTGCATATAATGCATCAAAGTCTAGGTTCAAAAAGTCCCTATTTGTCAACCGATGATGCCTGAACTTCTCAATGAACCCCCTAAATGTATACCCTGTCTTTGTTTCTTCCTTCATCAACCGTATTTGGCAATCCAACCATCTTGGCGTCCACTTCTGCCACTCTGCCTTATACACATTCGTGGGCGTCAACTTAGCATCCCTGAATACTTCCCCATCCATTGCCGTAATAACGAAGTTAGCATTAATCGCCCGACACTTCATGATTATCGACCGATACTCCGCATTCGCCCACTTATAGTCAGAGGGAGCTACTCTAGCTGCCAAGTCAACTTTCAGAATCTCCAAACGTAGAGTTCCTCCAATCCACTCCCAAAGATCTGTACCGCTATCAATGCAAATAGTTCCCTCATTCAAGTCACTCAATGCAACCAACGCTTCTTTCAGCATGTCTAATGAGGCCTTACATTCCGTCTGCGGGTCTCCTGTCGTTACATAGCAGTTAAGTACCTTAATGTTCTTGGATGGGAAATTGTTCGCAAGTTGTGCAGCTCCATCATCAGTCTCTAGTATATAGACTGGCGGTGGTGAGGAGCAACAGAAGTGAGTTTTACCAGATTCAGCAACTCCGTGAACTCCAATTTTTATACCTGCCTTCTTTGCAAGCTCATGAATATCAGTAAACAACTGTTCCTTAGTCTTCGCTGGTGGCTTGTCTTTATTCGGTCCCTTTGCCCATGCCATACTACTCACCTCCTCCTGGTTCAGGATATCTCGCAACCACGTGCGTACTTATTCCTCCCCTTGAAGCTGCTGTCAAGTCGACTGTACAAACTTCCGGATGTACTACTGCAACAAAGTCTTGTAATATCTTCTGCGCCAAATCCTCGTGCAAGATGCCAACGTCTCTGAATTGCATGAGGTAGAACTTTAATGACTTCAGCTCTACCAGCAAATCCTTCGGCAAGTAACTGATGACCATATGATAGAAATCCGGTAATCCTGTAACTGGACACACAGATGTTAGCTCATCAGTTTCATGCTCCACTAGTTCGCGTTTGCCCGGAAATCCGAACGGTATCGCTATAAGCTCCTTACTGTACTCACTAATATGCTTCCTATAGCTTACTCCGACAACAGCTTTTATTCCTTCAACGTTACTCAAACGATCTTCCCCTCTTCACAGTATACTTTCACGACTACTCCCTTGTCTATTGTTTTGTGACCATAATGCCATCCTATGTGGCTCCAGAAGTTTTCAGCTTCCTTAGATACCACATATGCGTGGTCAACTTCCGCTATATCGATTAATGCGGAAGCAATTCCAAGCTTCCTAAAGCCAGGAAGTACTGCCACATCGACAACACGAGTTCCTTTCTTGCCAAGTGCTCCTATAACTAGCTCCCCTGCAGGAGTAACTATAGAATACACATACACTTGTTCATATGGGAACTCCTCCATATGGGCTTGACCCGTTAAAGAAAGTAGGGATTTTATTTGCTCAAAATGAGTTGACATTACGCTTCAACCTCCGCAGTTTCCTCGAACGGCTGCTCATCCTTTGGCATCAACCAACCCTTCTTGACGAATATGCCCATTGCATTAATGCCTACGTCTCCTGGCTTGTTCACTGTCTCGCCGGTCGTAAAGTCTCTACTCGTTTGCGGCTGTGTAGTCTGGCCTATCACGTACATCCTTGTACCCCGTCCTGCATCTTTGACTGCTGGATATATGGCTTCTGAAACCCATACAGTTGTACCACGTCTTTCCTTTTCCGTAAACCCTAAACTCTCGTCGCCTATGACCATTCTGTAGTTGTGAGATTTTGGATTAACCTCACTATCCAAGCTAATCAATTCTGCCTCTACGACTGTAATCCTAGTAGGATCTGGCTTAGTTGCATTTGCTGGAATGAACGCCTGATGTACTGACTCTAAGTGCTTTAGGGTTGTAAAGAACTGCTCACAATACATCGTTATCAACGTTTCAGCGTCGGGGATGTCTGGATCCTGTATTGGCTTGAATTCTGTCGGAGTACCTGACGAAAGTGTTCGATAGGTTGCACCTTTCTCTGACTTATCATTTAGCCTAACCTGCACTGGTACATCAACTGGAACCACAATCTTCGCCTTCTTGCCACTCAACGTTACTTTGCCTGGAAGCGGGTCTCCTTTAGCTGACAAAAAGACTCCAAAAACGTTCGCGAGGAAATTCTCTTTGGGTAGGATCTTTCCGAAGTTCGGATTCTTCTTCTTGGATTTCGAGAAAATCTCTCTCATATCGAGTGGTTGGCCTGCTTCGTTGATTGCCCTCTGATCGATCCACTGTTGCCTTTCTGGACTCTTATTCATTTCCGCAGCTTCTTCCCAAGCATTCGCATTTACGTTAAATGCGTCGCTCTTCGCTAATATACGGCCCCGGAATGAAACTGCAGGTGATGCGAATTCGTTTCTCAACTGTGACCTAACTCTGGTTTTTGCCATCTCTTCTAATTGATCCGCTGGCTTGCCCATCTTTGCTAGAATCTCATACGCATCATTATACATCTTCGTAAGCTCGGCTGGTTCTCTACCAAGTTGAGTTGCCCACTCACTAAGAACCTTGGTAGTAAATTCTGACATTTTACTCATTCTTTTCACCTCCCCTGTAGTCGTGACTTCATGTTACTCCAAGTCACTGTGCCGTCAACTATCTTCAGAACAGCAATAGCTATCACGTCTCCTGGTTTCAGTTTCTTTGCCTCCATACACTCTTTTGGTATTGTGATTTGATTGTTAACTCGTATCTGTGCAAAAAAAACTATCTCGTTATCCAGCTCTTCGCTTGAAATCGTTTCCGATACTCCCATAAACACCCCTCTAGATTTTATGGCCAAAAGGCTTTATGGTCAATTATGGGTACATAAATATATAAAACATGTGGCAAGCAGTTTCCCTGTTGACCACATATTCCACTTTATAACAAAAATAGAGGAAAGAAGGAGGGGAAAGAAACCTGGAAGTCTACTGAGGCTTCAGGCGCCAGTAGATACTTCTTCCAACTTTCTTTACCTCTATTGTGCCTTCGTCGGCTGCAGCCTTGAGGATGTTCTTTGCTATGCCCCACGAACGCCCGATGAGGTCTGCTACCTCCTTCGTGGTATACCCTTTGCCCTCTTCTAGAACCTCCGTGAGGTCCTTCTTGGTTGCACTCTTGCCCTTTTCAAACTCGTCGGCACTTATTGGACACATTTCCATTTTCACCTCCCCTAGAGCTTAGTCATCATTCAAATGACCATGAGTAAATATATAAAAATTTAGTTGTCAAGTAGGTTTAGTTTTTTTGTTACCAACGTAGGTGGGTTTCTGTCCCTTCTTGCCCCTCATTCTAGCCTCCTTAACTGGCCTTCCTCTAATTCTCAACTTCTGTTTATCTGCCTTAACAGTTCCCTCAAAATAGGCATTCTCCGTCAACGCCCAAACAATTTTGCCCTCCACGCGTCTACACTCGGCCTTACCGTCTTTTTCGAGTTCACGGAGTTTATACCCTATTCGCATAGGTGTACGCTTGACCATCACTGCTATCTCTTTTATTTGGTATGCTTGATCGGGTTCCATCACATCTTCTAAACGCATGATGGTGTAGAGTTCCCCCTGCTTGAATTTATCTTTACTTATAGGCATTTTATTCCTCCTTCTATTCTTTCGGTTCTGGTGTTATGTTGAAGTCTCTTTTTCTCTGATACTCCTCAAGTTTATTTCTATGTAACCATTGCTCGAACTCTCTTGACGCTCTATTAAGAGATGAGGTTGACTTGAAGTCAACAGTCCACTTTGACTTCTTTAGAGTGCTCTTTTCTGGGCAAGGAGTTTTTCCGAATCTCTCCTCGTAAAAATCATGGTACTCTAACACAACTCTTGTTCTATGATCGTACTTTTTAAGCATTGTTGTTCTCATAAGTCGGAGGTTGCATTCCCAAACAATAGTTGTTGTGCTATTCCAATCAGTTCCTACTCTAAAGTGAGGATGTCGGTAGTTGTAGAAACAGCCAGCACACTGATGGGCAGACTCTTCGTTGATTTTGGGGGGTTTTGGACTCACTTTTAGTTCAGGACCTTTCGGCCATTCAAATGGCATCTTTATCAACTCCATGGAATATATTTCAGTTCAATTTTACTGGTAACATCATCAACTACCAGATATTTCATCCTTTTTCGAACTATACCTGGTACTGTCTCTTTATAGTAAGAGACAACCTTCGTTATCAGCAGTTGATTCTTCACTAGCTCGTCAATGTTACGTGACTTCACAACCATCTCTATAATCCATAGAGTCAAATCTGCCACACTACTTATTTCTATCTTTGCCATAACAACACCTCCTCAAAAGATTCGTTTATAATAACGTACTCTCTTCACTTGCACTAGATCCTTCGTTAACCCTCTCTCTAACTCAAAATCTTGAAACTCCAATAACTCCTGAGCTAATGCATCCTCAACCAATGCTTTCGTTTTATGTATAGGTACCTTTATAATCTTCGAAATCTCCTCCAACGTATACGCATATGTCCTGTTGAGCATAGTGACCATCTCAATAGGCATTAGTTCACTTTTTCTCATCTTCAACTACCTCAGGGCCAATCAATATTACCTCTCCCCACTCCTTATGATGATCCTGAATCCAAACCACTGCCTCATGTTCCTCGTTCTCACTACAATAAACCTGCACAGCTCGCCAATCAAGCATATTCGTCTTGCCTGAGTCTCGAACAGCAAGTATTGCGTCCCAAACTTTCTTTGGAACTTTAACCATACTCATACACCTCCTTTATCTGTTTCCACATAGAAACCAGTCTTAATCCTGAAGGAGTAGTCTTATAGATTTTCCTTTGATACTTTTTTGGATCTTTCGTTAACAACATTTTTCCCGAGCCACTCCTATACTGATGAGATTGAACATTAATTTCTAACAAGTCTTTCTTGTTAAGAGTTACTATCCGGTCTAGAATGTGGTAAGGTGAACTACGTATGAGTTTAATTATCTCACACAATCGTAAAGCTCGATTTGTACACTTTTCCAAAATAAGCATATCAATTTCGAGATTACTCCGTATAAAGACCATCACTCATTCCCTCCCAACATGAACCCATTTCCTGTCTTGAAAAACCCATCAACCCAAAACAACTGCTGCTTTGCTCTAGTCATCGCAACATACCAAACTCTACGTTCTGCTTCAAGGCCTTCCTCAGTTTCCATAGCCACAGACACCCTTTTAGTCAAATCATTGAAGACGATTACCGTATCTGCTTCTCTTCCTTTCGCTGAATGAATAGTTCCTATCTTCACATTGATATTAGCAGGATCTACTATTTGTATGTGCTTTAGGTAGCACTTCATGAACGTCCGAGTTCCCTGTGCCCAGTTCTCTTTATCTGCAATCTTATCAAACGCCCGATACCTGTTGTATCCAGTCTTAAGAATCCAATTCATCGCCAAAGTCCTCTTCTTATTCCAACCCCAAACCCTATCTTTCTCTTCGTCCAGATACTTAAAAAGGACTCCATTAAAGGCGAGTTGCCACGCTATCTTTCCTACCAATTGATTCGTTCTCGCAAGTAGGAAAGTAGGACCCCTGATGTGATACAAAAGTTGATTGAAATACCTGCCCAAACTCATCTCCCTAAACGAACCACCTGAGCCTCTTGATTGAACATCCTTGAACTGTCTATTCTTGTTCAAGTTAATCAATTGCATTGATGGCTCCCATACCTCTTCAGGACATCGATACGAGTTACCTAATACCTCAATTGTGTTTGCATCATATTCGAGCATTAGCCTAGGATCGGCACCCTGGAACCCATACAATGCCTGGTCGTCATCTCCAGCAACATACACACTCTCTTTGCCAACCGAAAACTGTTTTATCAGTGCTAGTTGTAGTGGACTGATATCTTGGAACTCGTCCACTATTAAGACAGTCGTAGGAACCGTCAGACCATGCTCAACTGTCTCAACAAGCATGTCCGAAAAATCCATCAACTTATGCTTAACCTTATACTCGTCCCACGCATCATGTAGCTCTTCGTACTTCAATCCATCAAACACTTCAGCGTGTGGACACTCTTCATATTGATTAGGTTTCCTAAAAGTGTTCAAAAGATAACTGTAGGTGGAAAAGAATGCAGTGCCTGTAGAAACTTGACCTCCCATTATAGTATCCTCATCGTTCATATTCGGCGGTTCTAGTCCATTGACTTCACAGAATGTCTTTAGATCCGACCACTTCGCAATTGTTCGTTCGTTTCCTAACCCTGCTTTCATCAGCAAATGCAGACACGTCGCGTGAATAGTCTTGAACCAATACCGCGTTTTATCTGGAAACGTTGCAACCTTTGCCGCTCTAGTTAACGCTTCTGTACAAGCAGCCCTAGTGAATCCCATATACGAGATGTCTTCGATGCTTAGTCCGGATTTCAATTCATTCACAACAACTTGCATTAGTTGTGAAGTCTTGCCAGTTCCAGGTGCTCCGTATATTTTCTTCGTCTCCAACTAAGTATCCCCCTTAGCAATGCACTGTGCCTTACCTGCACTATTACACTTATAAAAGGTCTTACAACGACCCTTCTTATCTGTACTATGGCTTGGGTACAACTTGCACTGTGCAGGATGCCCTTTTATGCGGGCATCTTTCCCTGATTCCCAATCTATCGGCATTTTGACTTCTTCACCTCCCTCTTCACAATACTACACTTCAATTCTTCAGTCTTCATGCAACCAGCATCACACTTCATTGCTTTCGGGCACTTCATGCAACAGTTCCCAAAAAGCTTAGTCGCTTCAGTGCACCCATTGTAACAATCCCCTTCAACACACTGATGCTCCTTAGGCGTGAGTCTATAGAACTCACAATCGACAAACGTAAAATCTGCAGCCTCTTTCACGAATTGAAGTAATTCCTTATGTGTATCAAAGAACACTTTAGCCCTTGCAGCTGGTAATGAGTACGCTAATTCGCCTAGCTGGTTGATATGTTCATTCCATGTAGTTATGAATTCCCTTTTATTTTTCGCAGTTACCAAACGATTTCACCTCCTCGAGTAAACAGCCCTTGAAAACGGAAAAACGGTTTAACTACTCATATATTTTACATAGGTAGTAAAAACGTTTCACCGTTTCCGATCTGACGGTTTAATTCCACCTCCTCAATCTCTCGACTCATCTCTTTGTGGCTCTCGTTCACGTGCTCTGTCATTCGCATCATCTTCACTGTAAAGATCGAACTTGCGTGGATCGTCTAGCACTTCTTGTCGACCTTCCTCAATTGCCATTTCGACTAGCTTAGCAACATCGTCAGAATGTGTTATGCGCAAAAAGAGTTGCTCTGCAGCCTTCTTGAGCGCGTCACTCCACTTCTTATCCTCAAACATCGTTACTTCACCTCCTTACATACTATTTACTGACTGCGTTATTGTTCCACACGCGTTCGAAATTGCTGCTGTAAACTTCGATATCTCAACAAGCACCTCTCTTGAACGCTCCTCTGAAACGTTAATTGTCAGAACTATCTGTTTCACTATCTCACCTCCGCATACCTCTCTTTGGGACGGTGCAGCTACTACGGAAAGGGGGAGAAAGGAGAGGCAGCCGCAAACGGTTTCCCGAAAGGCCTTACGCGATTTTGGCAAGTCGTTCAACGTCGGACTTATTGACGATTCCGAGTATTGTTCGTTCAACTATTTTTCCCTCCTTATAATGGAGAACTGCTACGGTTAAATGTCGTTGACCTGCAACACTGTCATCAAATTCTAAACTATAGGTGTCTTTGTCAACAAGTTTTCCTAGCCATATTTCGACCTTCATCAAGTCACCCCCTTTCCTGCTCACACACTTGCTTATATTCAGCCGGAGTCATGACCCTAGCATGATTGCACTTAAAGTTAGCAGTACACTGTCCCCATTTCCAATAGTGGCATCCTTCTCTGCCCGACCTGACCTTCTCCGACATACAATATCTAGTCATATCTAACCACCAGCTACCTTAGGTACTAGCACTAGCTTTGGAACTACGGAGCCCTTTACTTCCAACTCCTGCACTAGCGTTCTCTTGCCATCTTTTTCCTCCACAAATGCCCAGCAGTTGGTTGGAATTTTGAAAGTCTCTTCCTGTTCAAGTACTACTACTTGCTGATTATGCTGTTGCAACACTTGCATCATCAATCACCTCCTTAACTGTTAGATACTTCTCAACCCACTCCAAGCTCCTAAAACATGAACAACAAACCATGCCCGTCTTCGCACCTGCGTACTTCTTCAACAACTGTTCATCCCTATGTGCTTCCTCATTATGTATCTGTGCACCACAGAATATGCAGTATCCTAGAACCTTGGTTACTATAGTTGCACGGTGTGCAATGTCTTTTTCATGTTGGTATATAAATTGTGCTTCTGCAACTTTCGTCGTTTCCGCTCTAGTTTTATCTGCAAGTGTAGGTTCCAAAAGTTCCAACAAGCCACCGTAAATCTTTGCCACTTTCATTTGTTCATCTGCTGCATAAGCAGAGTTTGGATCCTGAGATCTCCGAAAATCGGATCTACCTTTCTCATTTCCAACATAACGTATAATCATTTTACTTACATTTTCAGCAGGAAGTGTACGAGCAATAGCTAACAATTCACCTAATTCTTTGTCTCCATGATAATACCTTAACGCTCTCTTTAGCATTCGAGTCGCTTTCATTACTTCAACCGCTAATGCTCTCTTCGGCTCACATTGAGCTAAGTATGTACTAAATCCTTCCCTTGTTAACGAGTAAAACACTTGGTTCAATGGTAACTCAATTTTCTGTACTAGCCCTCTCCTGACCATTCCTTTCATGAAAGATGAGAAATCTTCTTTCCAGAAACCTTCACCCCTCGCTTTTTGATAAAGAGGATCCTCATTGCCTGCATTATGCAATTGGTATCCTCTAATTGGTGCTTGGTATTCTTTCAAGATCCTCAAGACCACTAGTTGGCGAGGACCCACCCTTTTTCTGTCCATCTAATCCCTCCTTTGTTATATAATACTCGAGAAGAAACTTCACAATTCTAACTTCTGAAGGTTGCAGTATAACCTTCTTTATTCGTGAGGTATTTACCCTCTTGTATAGTTTCTTAAAACCGAGGTTCATCAATTTTCACCACTAATACTGTAGTTTTCTCAACATACCCGCTCCTGACCCACCATCTATCATAATACTTTATTCCGTCAGCAGCAGGTGTTAACGTTAATACGCACGGAACTTCAACCAGTCCCTGTTGACAAGTTCCAGTAACGATAATTTGGATATTACTCTCTTGCTTGAGACGTTCCAAAATTTTATCTAGCTCCCCCATAGTCTATTCTCCCTTACTATGTTTTGACCAATACGTTACTCTCCTCTTATCTGTTACTCTCCTATTATCTACCATAAGTGCAGAATGTTCTAATAAACCCCCATACGCCATACGATATAATGCCTGATACACTGTCAAACTCTTAATATCAGGTAACATCTGTTGCACTTCCCTTGTTGTATAATATTTGTCTTCTTCTAGAATTTCCAGAATCTTTTGTACAATAGTGGGTTTTGAGTCAGTTTTTGGAATTGCCAATACATTATTAGTTACTTCCAAACCACTTTCTTTCGTTATTACCCATAAATGCAAATTCGGCACTGCTTTTTTTATTGCAATAACATTGAAATAGGAAAACCCTTCTAGCTCATTAACAACCAAATATGCCTCTGAGTACTCAAGTAAATAATACACACATTGTCCCAACCCTCCTACTAGTTGATTGATCGGTGAACATCTCATATATTTGACTTCAACTGCTATTCTATCATTCAAAATCAAATCCGGTATAACTATACCGTTACTTGATCTTCCTTTGTGGTAACCTCTTTTCACTTCGAAACCTTTTCCCTCAAAAAACATTTTGACTTGTTCAGTGAACAGTTTCTCCCTATGTTCGATAGTTGGTATCTTCGAACTCCAGCCAAGTTCTTGCATAATACTAAATGGCCAGAATAATTATTTAAAAAATGTGTTTATGAGTTTACCTCGTTCACCGTTTCAACCTCATTCGCCGAACTTGATTGGAACGATGTGATACCGGGCGTTATCGTCGCAGCGTTCACATTTCACTTGCACAGTTTCGGGATCAAGAGTCCTCACTTTTGCCATGTCGACGTTCGATAAGCACAATGCGTGAACAAGTACTTGTTCCACGTGTTCTGGTTTCCCACAACTAAATGGCATCAAATCACCTCCTACCCTGCAACCCCCATCTTCATCCAACTCAGCCAAACCTCGATCTGCGTATCCTTTCTCTCAGCATTCATGAATATCTTTGCTCCACAGAGCATTAGCATTACCCTGGCAGGTTCCTGGTACCGCTGTTCCCACTCAGGGTGCAGCTCCCGGTCCCTTATCCACGGCATGTTTTTCAACTCTCCGAACTAATCCTTTGCCACAGTATTTGCAGGTTTTCTTCAAATGAAGTTCCATGCGTGTACTGCCATCTTTCTGAATCATAATGATTGGCTCCGGTTCAAACTCAGCTTTGCAACTAGGACAAACCATGGTAACAACTTTTTCAGTCTTCACCTAACATCACCTCCGAAAGTTTGTCCATATAAGCTATGCTACTGAGAAGAATAAACCTGGAATCTACCTGCACTATTGGCTTACCGTAGAAGTTTCGGTCCAACTTGTTTACTCTCACGTTCACAACAACCGAACCGTCGGCCAGATGAACGTTAACTCTAAGACCTAACATTGCTTTAACGCAGTTCCAAAGCATTCACCGACTCACTCCCTGTTCAATACATATACGCTCGAGTTCCTTGATGAGTGCATAATGATGTGTGTCTGTACCGTAGTTCCTAGCATCTGCCAGCATATTCTTCAATAGTTTGAACAAATCTCCATCCTTAAGATAAGCCTTCAGATGTTGTTCAATGAACTGCGTACACTTCAGTTTAACTGCCATCTACTTCACCTCCCCATCACTTCTTCGAGCACTCAAACAAGTAATCGTACCTGGAAATTGGAACACATACTCCATCCGGTAGCCGGTATCCGCAGTGTTTGGCCTTTCTTTTACAGCGTACTTCTGGTACAACAAAAGGCACTTGCTTACTGCAAATGCTGCAGTGTTGGTAACCAGTGAGACAACCAGTCCATTCCACTATTCCATCAAGAACATGTATACATTTAGGTTCCATACTTTTCACCTCCTTACATTGTAAGGGAACTCACTACTAAGGTCTTTTCGTTAGACTCTCTCGAACGTTCTCAACTATGAACCCGTGCTTCTCAAGAATTGGCTTCATCTCTTCGATAGCGGCCTTGGCATTTGCCAGTCGATCTGAAGTGGTATAGAAGATGAGAGTCGTTACGTTCTTTGATTCCTTTACCTGTATATCCATACATTTCCACCTCCGTTACTTATGTCGCCCTACGAGAAAAAAGTTCGCTTCGTCTTAATTTGCAAAGACTCTAGGGGCTTACTCTTCTTCATCTTCCCAATCTTCGTCTTCTTCTTCGTCTACTTTCTTTTCTTCTATCACGTTCTCACCTCCTCCACTGCTCACAAAGAGGTAACTTTGAACCTAAATTGGCACATACTCCTTTGTGTATTTTCTTGCACATTTCGCATGATCCCTATTCCCTATATGTGTATATTTTGGCCAGGTGTCTAAACATTAATTCAGCTATCCCTTTAGGGATTTTATCGCCGTTATCTGCTACATCCTGCCACTCGTCTTCAGATTTGATTCCTGCAACCGGACCACAATAAGCAGCCCAGTCATTGTTGTACCCGACCTTCGCAACTACCATTACTTTTTGATGGAGCTTCCGGTATTCTGTGTATCCTGGCGGAAATGCTTTCTTAACATCTACTCCTTCCCTTTCTGCACTTATCGGCATTTTATCACCTCCGCATCCCGAGTTTATTAGTTTACAAAAAACTTCTTACAAATTCCGATTTAAACTCAAATCTATCCAAATAATGTAATTGTTAACCAGATTACTACTCTGTACTAATCGAACAAAAAAAAACTGTAGCCTACTCTTGGGCTACAAGCCTATACGCGAACCGCTTGCCGAATTTCTTGCGCTCCAACTTGCCGGCCTCAACCAGCTGCTTCATGGGACCAAAGATCCATTTGAGTCCGGTGATCTTCTTGACTTCCGCCATGTCCATGCCCTTGTTTGCTCCTAAGTTCTTGAACGCTTCCAGTATTGATTCAGTAGCGCCTGAAGTAGAAGCGGTTCCACTTTCCCATTCCTCTTCATCAATTATTGGCATTCATTTTCACCTCCTCGCCTGTCACTTCATAACTGAGTGACTCTGACTACATTACTCCCTTGCCACTCATCCACCCTTCGTGACCATAAACTTCCATCACGCCATTCCTCTCCAAAGGCTTCACTAATTGTCCCTCCTTACTTAATACCTTCACGTCTCCATTAATGTACTCCACTCTTTTGAGTTTCCTTTTTGGTCTCTTTATGACTCTTGGACCGGGGCCTGCACTTTGTGTATTAAAGCCAACTCCACAACTAGTACATGCCTGTTGTCCTTTATTAACTCTATAGGTTGTACCTCCGCATTCCTTGCATACAAATGGCCCTTTGAACTTTGGTGCCGTTTTGGTTCCCTTCAACCACTCAACCTCCTCCACTATCTGCTTATCGATACTCTTTGTTTTGTGTCTCTCAGTTGCCCTTTGTGAATCTTCCACAACTCTATCTACTCTATCACAATTCACACGGTCGACCATTTGTATCCACTCTATCCTCTTAGCCCAAAGCCTTTCCAATTCCTTATACTCCTTTGTCTCGTGGTCCCGAACAAAAGTATAAAGTGCAGTACCTTTTGGAACATTATACTTCTGCTTGAACTTAGCAATTCCGACGCCCCTAACCTTAACCCTTTGTCTAATTACCTTGCTGTACTCCACTATCAACCTCTGTCCACAATAAAGTTGGAATGCATTTTGCAAACCCCTAGAAGTTACTTCATCGTACGTGAATACGCAATCCTTTAGTTCTAGAATTCTCAAATGGTCCGGAAGTTGCTTTTCCGTTTCTGGAAGCTTATTTTTTATTTCCATTTTGAGTCCCTTAAGTACATAACAAAATTATTTTTCAAATATATAAAATTTGTCTACACGTTGCTGTAAACTTCCACTGATGTCCAAAATATGACTATATTAAAAGTTTACATAAAAATGTAAATTTACATATTCAATTAAACCTCCATATTAAAAGTAAGAAGATGCGCCTCAGCCACATAAGGAAGTTTACTTAATGCTGTAAACCCCATTATATTTCCACATCAGGATAATATGTCTAGTTCACTAAGTGACGTTTACATTCTCAGGTAAACTTTATTTATATATGGGAACTTAGGGAAATGGTGGAAAGACTAAGTCCCGAACTCCCGGAGTAAGAAGTGGACAGCGTAGTATATTGTATCTTAAGATACCAGAAACGGTTAACCGTTAAAACGGCTCATAAAAAAACATATAGTAGTATCACCGTTTTTATGTTGGAAACGTTTTCGGAAGCCCGTCATACGGAGTCTAGATCGTACGCAAATTGTAATCGTAAAGTATGTTACTTGAGTCTTAGGAGTTCAGATGAGTACATTAAGACTTAAGTAGTAAGACTTGAGTCTTAGGATTTACGACATGCCCCGGGTTCCCACACTACCGGCAGCCATATGGTTGGGCTCACCCCATCGCCGCCAAAGTTCTACAATTCCGACTTTGCACGGTTGGATTTCAAACAAAGGTTGGAGTTTGGAGGATGGAAAGTTAGGAGGTTTATTCCTCCTTAACTTCTACCATCCTATACCCAAACTTCTTTCCGAACTGCTTGCGTTCCAGCTTTCCATCTTCCACTAAAGCCTTTACTGCTCCATATGGCCACTTTAGTCCGCTTAGCTTTCCAATTTCCTTCATATCCATTCCTTTGCCCTTCACTTTTGCAAACGCTTTCAGAATTGCTTCCTTATTTTCGCTTGCCGAAACTGCAGTTCCCGCTTCCCATTCTTCCGCATTTATTTGCATTCCTTTTCACCTCCTTTTATTTCCACTTATAATATATACTTTCTAGTATATAAATTTTGTCAACATAAAAGTGTAAACTTTTTAACTTTCCTTACTCCTAAACATTTAAAAGTTTATATAAAAGTGTAAACTTCCGTGTCGTAAGACTTACGATACCAAGGGAAAGTATTTATATATTATTGGAACTTTCCGTTATAATGGAAACAGAGAGGAACTTTGGAAAGATGTATATTAAGACTTGAGTCTTAAGACTTACGACACTTTCTGAAGTCTTAAGTCTTAAGATTTGGGGAGGGTGAGGTGAGTTGTATGAAGTATTAAGAAGTAAGACTTAAGTCGTACGATTTACGATACTAAATTTCCAAAATCCAAACTTACAAAAAAAAAACTTTCTTACTTAATATCCTTCTACCAATCCTCTTTTCCTAATCCCCAATCTATTACATACTTACAACTCTTACAAACTTCCATCACTAATCCTATTTCCTCACTTTCTCCTTCTTTCCTTTCCAATTCTATCATTTCCACTTCCTCTTTTCCACAAACTCCACATTTTCCTTTCACATCTTTTCTCCTAACTATTTTTCTTCCTCCCCAACTTTTATAACTCATTTTTCCACCTCCTTTTCAAACCTTACCCAACACCAATATCCATATCCTCTACTCATTCCTACTTCCACACTTTTATATTTCCTAAATCCATTTCTTTCCATTATCTCTTTTTCTTTCTCACTTCCTCCTATTCCTACAACTTTCCTTCTTCTTCCTCCTTTTCTTTTATCTACCCAATTCAACCTATTCATATCTACTCCATTTTCCTTACATTCTTCTTTTACTTCTTTCCAACTTTTCATTTTCATACCCTCCTTTATTCCTTCTCTTTTCCTATTTTCCTCTTTTATTCTCTTATCACTCCAATTCTCAAATTTCAATTTTCCACCCCCTTTATCCTATAAAACTTCTTCTTTCCTACTTTTCTACTTTCCACTAATCCTTCTTCTTCCAAACTTTTCAAACTTCCCCATATCCACTTTTCTTTTCCTACTTTCCTTATCTCCTCAATATCACATATTCCTTCCTTTACCAAAACCTCCAATATTTTTTCCTTTTTCTCATTTCCATTCAAACTTTTTCCACTTTCCCAAACTTTTTCACTTATTTTCATTTTTTTTCACTTTCCTTAATTATATAATATACAAACTTATATATAAATCTTTTCTACATTTACATTTAAACTTTCCTTAATTTTAAACTTTTTATAATATTAAAATTTACATTTCCATTTAAACTTTTATATCTTAATACTTACTATTCAATATTAATTTATTTATATACTTTCCTAACTCCTATTACTTACTATACAATATTACTTCCGTAATCTTAAGACTTAATTAACAATACTTAAGTCTTAATATTTAATATACAGTCCTTTATCTTAATACTCAAGTCTTACGTCATAAGTCGTAATACTTAATATAAACTCCGTAATCTTAAGTCGTAATACTTAAGTAAGGAATCTTAATATTTAATATATAAAAATGACGGAATATGTCATCTCTACGAGAATTTACTCTGCGGAATTCCCAGAGTAAAGTTTCAAGTGTTTACGGTTTGGACTGTAAGTGTTTTTTTGGGAACGCTAGATGGCACCCATTGTGAAACGGTTCCACGGTTATACTACATTAAAAAAAGAGATAGTAGTTTATTTATTTATTTATTTATTTTAAACCACAGTAAGTGGCGTAACAGTCTTCCAACCTGTCTTTAATTCAACAGCTAATCCTAGTCCCCCTAATAACATCATATCGTCATCGGAGGTGTCTTCAGGTACTATTATTGCATCTTTGGTAATCTGGCAGGGAGTGGGGGATTTGTATTGTATTCCTCGAATTTCAATGTTTTTGGCTGTGAAGTTTTCTTTAGTGGTTTGGGTGTTAGGATTGCCAGTAGGCATCGATTGGTTTTCAAGCAACACTGCATCTACAACTTTCTGTGCATTAATTGGCAACTTAGACTGTGGCAGGCTGTCGACTGAGTTCAACAATTCTACCACACAATCTTGCAATACTCTCGTGATGGTTGTACAATTGCTCCCACACCATTGCTTTAATCGTTTGTGTTGTTCTTCTGTTACTAACGCTCCTATCATTTTCATGGTTGTCACCATTAGTTGTATATATGGGGGAGGTGCATATATAAACTCTTTGGTTTAGGCGTTTATATTAAATAAATAAATAAACTAGACGTAGTGGGCTTTTTCCTTGGTAGTAAAACCGTTTAACCGTTTCCCGCTCGGAAAAACAGCGGAATGGGAACTCCTACAATAAACATATAAACAACACATTTTAAATAGTTTACCACCCACATTAATGAAATATGGAACCCCTCACCTATCGCTTACAGAGACATTCCTGTAAATGTTGTGCTCACCCCAACGTTAGGGAGGTTGACCTATTGTTCTTCGCGAAAAAGATAACTCAGGAGGAAGCCGCAAAGCGCCTGGAGTGTTCAAGTGCGTACTATTCCATTCATTTTACACGTGATGTCCAGCGACCACTTGCAGAAAGGGTTTCGCCGGCTGTTGAGAAAGTAGTAGTAGACGTCTCTACGCAAGTTGGGCGCATGAAGGATATTTTTGGTAAGTTATTAACTCGCTGTGAGGCCCTCCTAGAGTTCCCAATAGAAGAGGCTGTTGAGGGAAGAATCAGGGCAATAGCGTCGGAGGCCCGACAAACTGCCGAGTTCCTATGTAGACTCGAAGGTTCACTTACGAATTCACCTACAATTCAAATAAATCAACTCAACATAAGATACACAAAGTTAGTTGAGTTAGTTAACGGAGTCTTGTGTCCCCACTGCCAGTCACGATTAATGGCAAAGTTGGGGGAGTTGCAGGAAACTAAAATTGTGGAAATGCAGGAGATAGTTACTGAATGAAAAACTGGGAAGACCTAGCTCCCGAAGAGCAAATGCATAAGATGCTGCAGGCTAGGTTTGATCCTATATTTTTCTGCGAGGACCCATACTTTTTGGGACAGGAGATGTGGCCTTTGGAAAAAGACGTTATCAGACGATTTATCTGGGGAGTCCCAAAGGCTATGTCAATTGATGAATGGATAGGGTTACGTGAGGATGCTTTACGTACCGATAAGATGGAAGAGTTCACTAAAGCTCACGTCCAACAGTATAACGATTTGATAATAGAAGCTGGAATGAATTCAGGCAAAACATTCCTCACTTCCTGCATCGGACTCCAGCAGGCATTCGAACTCTTGTCACTTGACGACCCTGTACACTTTTACGGTGCGGGTTCGGGTACGGAATTTTTCGTCCTTAACGTAGCTACTTCCGATGACCAAGCTCACGACACCATATACGCGCAAGAGAAAGGGAAGATAGAGAACTCGCCATACTTCCAATGGTTACATCCAGATGAAAGATATAATGAGTTCAGTTTCCCACAAAAGCACGTAACGATAAAGTGTGGTGGGTCAAATAGTGCCTCATTGGTTGGAAGGGCAGTTAAAGCTGCATTATTTGATGAGTTAGGTAGATTTCAGGATACTAAAGGTGGACGTAGTGGTTGGGCGGTGTTTCATGGTCTTGGTCGTGGTACCAAGAAGGTACCCGCGCTGAAAGCTAGACGAGTCGCTATTTCCTCAACACTCTACTCAGGCGACATCATAGATCAACTTTACGAACAATCCAAACGTATCGAAACTATGCTTGGATACAAATACGCGACTTGGGACATGAATCCTAACATCACTGAAGCAATGCTGCAGGACGACTTTGCACAGGATCCTGACGCAGCTTGGCGAGATTACGGGGCTCAACCTTCCCGTGCTATCGAAAAGTATTATACAGATGTTTCGATAATCGAGTTCAATAAGAAAAGAATGAATCCAGTACTAGTAGACGGCGAGATAGCGGACTGGTTGATGGGCAGTAGAAGTTTTGATTATGTGTTAACAGGCGATCCGGCATCCAAATTTGAGTCTTTTGGTCTGGCGTTAGGTCATTTGACTGAAGATGGCCGCATATTCATAGACCTGCTACATAAGATCGCTCCAAAACTTGAAGTTGATCCTACGGAAGTCAAGTACTTCATCGGAACCTTAAAGAAACGCTTCGACATCAGCAAGTTCATTGTGGACCGTTGGGACTACCCAGAAACGATTGCTGAAATACGAGAATCAGGAGTTCAAGTGGAATTCAACGTCGTAAAACTCCAACAACACGAACGCCTTAAGGAGGCCTGGCGGCTCCATGAAGTTGACTGTTATGAGCACGAAGCACTAAAGGATGAGTTGACGAATTTGGAAATTTACAGGGGCCAAAAGGTGGATCATCCTAGGAAAGGAGCTAAAGATCTCGCTGATGCACTAGCACAGTTGGTATGGGAACTTAAAGGCAAACCAGTTGAGCCTATTCCTTTTCATCCCATGTATTATCGGAAAATTTTAGCACCAACAATAAGAGGAATGTAAAATGGGTTTCCTGAAAAAGATAACTGCCAAACTAAGCGCAATTCGCGACTCTACTCCCCAATCGCAACCACCTATAGTGCAGACGTTGAACTGGCCATATTCTTTCTTTTCCGAAGCAAAGCAAGGGAACTTCTACCGAATATACGATGCAATGATAGACATTGATGCTGATTTATACGGTTACCTATCCAGAATTGCACACATGAGTAGACAGGCGTTTTCGGACATCTCTATTGAGGCTGGTAGGCAGTTGGATGATAATGAAGTGGAACTTCTGGACGAAGCTAAGAGAATGGCGTACAAGCTAGACTTCAAAGGTGAATTCTTTTCCACTGCATTCGACCTCATGAAATATGGTGATGTCGTTAAGCACATGGTTTGGGATGTAGCTAACGGAGTGACGAAAATCGAAACTCTGCCTCGATTCCAGTTAACTGCCGTCGAAACAAAAGACCAAATAGGAAACTATAGTGCCGAGATATTCAATCCCAACTTCTATGTTTCCAATGAACAAGACTCCTCACAACAACAAATATATGATGCTACTGCATGTGTCAAATGTTCACTTAATGCTAAATCAACGTACTTAGTAGACATTATGGGTAGAAAGACATATGGCGTGTGGTCAAAACCGCCGACTCGAACTCTACTTTCTTCGTTAGAGTGGAAAGTCAATACCATGATTAACGACATCTTATGGTCACATAGAAATGTACCTAGGGAGTGGCATAAGATTGATTTGTCGCAGTTTTCGCCTGAGAAATATCAGGGCACTAGAGAGGAACGTGAAAGACAGGCGTTAGCAGCTGCACAAACAGCGGCTGATACTTATGCTCAGGGAATTCAAGGTAGGCAAGTAGACGTTGGTATGGTGACGGATAAGAATACTGAAATTGAATATGTGGAACCGAAGTCTACCAATTACCAACAACCAAACCAGAAAATCGCACAGATCAATGACGCTATTTCCAATGCTATGGGATTACCGCCAGTCTCACGTAACACTTCGTATGCGAGTGCGTTAATGAGTGGTTCGTTTGCTATCTTGCAGGCATTATCAGTTGCAGATATCATCAAAACACAACTAGAAGGGGTACTTAGAAAGAGTATACAGGTGAAGTTTGGTAGACGGTACGATGAAGTTTTGAATAACTTGAATATCAGGCTCAGGTTGATATTGGAGAAGGACAAAACAGAGATTATGCGTCAAGTTGCAATAATGAGGCAGTCTCGGTGTTTCACTCGGACGGAAATAAGAGCAGAGTGGGGATTGCCTTCATTAAGTGAGGACCAGAAAGCTGAAATTGATGAAATGGAGCCAGTAGATAACACTGCTCCTGGCACCAGTAGTATCGAGGACACTATTATTGCTACTGAAAAGACGCGTAATACAGTATGGCCCGATTATCCGTCTGAAAAAAAGAGAACAACTCAAAGGTGATTAAATGCCCTATACGAAAGACAGTCCGCCAAACTGGCTCAAAAATCTGCCCAAAGGAGCACAATCTTTGGGCATAAGAGTCTTTAACGCGGTCTACGCAAAGACCCACGATGATAACCAAGCCCGTATGGCTGCGTGGGCGCAGATAAAGAGAAAGTATAAGAAAGCTGGAGATCAATGGGTGAAACTGGAAATACTGACAACTTCCACATGTGCCGCCGAGGAGCTTCTAATGAGCTTTGCCCACTCATTAGAGGCTCCTGGTCTTAGAGTCGAGGGATTGACAGACCCCGAGAACCTGAAGCTAGACCAAGCGCTTATTACTATTTTGGAACAGCGGTATTCAGTCGATCATTGCATGATGTGTGAGACTCCCCCAACTGTAGAAGTTATGTGGGCGGAAGGGATGGGTCACGCATGGTTCTGCGACAAGGATTTTGAAAAGTGGAAACACAAGACTTTCGAGTTAAACGGTAAGACTATTACGTATGGGGATGATATAGTTGCTCAGCGGAAAATCAACGGAATCGCTAGCCTCAAATGGAGTGAGGGACCAAAACTTGAAGCCAAGTTCAAGTTAGAACAGTTAACTCTGCAAACTATACAACTTGATCCGGTGAGATGGGGTCCTGAAAAAACGTACTTCCAACTAACAATAAAGGGTGAAGATAACAACATAGTGCAGCTGTTTGATAATAACCCTCTCACTTCAGAAACAGCATCAATCATTGAAGCAATAACATTACCTCCATACTCAAGGCTAACGAGCAAAGAACTCGACACCGGCACCATCCTAATGCAAGACACACGTAAGTTTGAATTCCTCGGCAACAAACTTCAAGGTAACTGGACACTTACGGATCAAAAGTTAGAAAAAGGAGCTAGTGCAGTAGAAGTACAGATATGCATGGCTGCAGACCCCACTAGTTCTAAATTTACTCGTAATGGCGATTTGCTATACTTTAAGGCATTGGCATTAGCACCTGGAGTATGGACTGGTATTGATGGCCACACTATGAAATACGATAGAGCAGTGGTTCTGGAGGGGGCCTCGTCGTTCCCCTACCAACGAATAAAGTCTAGGCATAAAGACCGCGACGTTGATGTGGTCGGATTTTCCACCGGCTACTCAATCATCAATGATCAAGCATGGATTGACGGTTATGTGTTCGACCAGGAAGAAATCAAGGAAATCGAAGCAGACATTGCATCAGGAAGACCAGTAGGCATTTCGCCTGAACTCCGCTCTATGACTTCATTGGATAGTGACGGTACCTATATTGCGCACTCCATCAAAGCTAGAGGGTTCTCGTTCGTAGACTCGCCTGCTTGCAAAACGAGTTGGGTACATACGTTCAGAAAGTTGAATCCTGATAGTCTAAATAGTTAGAAGGTATTTTACAAGAGGTAAAGTAACTCTAATATAAACAGCTAAACATATAACCACATCAACCACTAAATATTTAAAGTACAAGTGTGTAATATTCGAACAGACTGTTAAGGTCAAAAACCTCAACAGTTTAGAACAGTAAATGGAGAATAAAGAAAAATGACAGATGACAACCCAACCGAACTCGAAACTTTTCAAATACTAGAGGAAGCCGCAAAGACACTGAAACTGGATCTTGCTAACGATTACGCAGGTTTCATGAAGTCATGTATGACCGGTGGTAAATCCGCTGCCGCATGCAAAGGTGAGTGGGACGATAAGCACAAGAATGCAGAGATGTCTGCTGAAATGCAAGAGTATGTTACGTTCATTCAACAGAGCATGAAGGCTGGCAAGACTCTCAAGCAAGGCGTTGAGGAATGGACAAAGATGCAAGCTGAGAAGGAGCCAGAGAAACCGGAAGGGAAGGAACCTCTCGGTGAACTGAAGCCTATAATGTCCCGATTAGAAGCTCTAGAGAATGCCAAGAAAGAAGAGATCAAAGTCACTCTTGCTTCTCACGTTGCAGAAGTCAAGAAAGTTGACCCCACTTTCGATGAGAAGAAATTCTTAGCCCCATTCGCGGATAATACCTTAGCTGCAATTACTGCCATCGATACATACATGGAAACCGTAAAGCACTTCAAGGAAACACTACCTGAAATCGAATCCAAAATGCATCTTGGAATATCCGACACCGCTCTAGCTCATCGCAAAGAACTAACCAAAGACATGTTCGGCAAGGATGACATCGCTACAATCGTAAAGGAGATCTAAGAAGATGTCCGCACAAGCTAGATTGACAGATGAACTTTGGTATGCCGAGTGTGACGACGCTCTTGACGACTACGGATATATCTTCGAAATGAGTGCAACTGCTGGCAAACTCAAGTTACATGACGGTACCGGCAAAGCTATGGGTATAGCATATAAGTCAACCAAAGACCCTATCACTTTAGTTGCAGCTGCAGCTAAAAAAGTTGCTGTTGTCCGACATGGTCAAGCTTGGGTCAAATTCGATGCTACCCACGGTGCAATAGCAGTTGGTGATTCGGTATGCGCTAAGGCTGGTGGATTAGGACAGCTACAGACAGTAACTGATAACATGACCTGGGCCGAGCGTTGCTTACGAATCGGTACCGCACTAAGTGCACTGGCACTGAACACTGCCGGCTACGCGTTAGTGGACCTAAGCCTCGCGGAGTAATAGGTATGTCAGCACAAGCTAGATTGGCAGACGAGCTGTGGTATGCGATTTGCGAAGACGCATTAGATGACTATGGGTACATTCTAGAAGTAGGCGCTACTGCAGGCCAGGTAAAGAAACATCTTGGTGCCGTTAAGGTGCTAGGTATTGCATACAAGTCCACAAAGGATCCCGTAACCTTAGTTGCTACTGCGAATAAGCATGTTGGAATAGTCCGACACGGCCAAGCATGGGTGAAGTTTGGAGCTACGCACGTAGTTGTCCTCGTTGGTAGCACTATATGTGCTCAAGCCGGCGGTTTAGGACAAGTGCAGACGGTAACAAACGACATAGTTTGGTCTGAGAACTTGATTCGCGTAGGCACTGCACTATCTGCATTAGCCGTGGACACAGCCGGATATGTTCTTGTCGATCTAAAGCTACCGGAGTAGATAAAACATGGTACTTGTTGATTGGAAAGATATTGCGATGGGTGGAATGACTTCTGATATAGTCATTCAGCGTGACATCCTGCGTGAGGTCATATATCGTAAAGCAGATCTCTTGTCAGTTGGAACAAAGCTATTACCTACTAGAAACTTCGGTGTTCTTGACGTGAAATTTGAGTTCCCGTCAGAATTCGTAGGCGAGTATCCGGTACCAGAAGGAGCAATGGGTAAGCTAGAGAAGATCGTTTGGACACCGTTCAATGTGTCACTTGAGAAATGCCACGTGCATTACTTGATAACGGACGAAGCAAAGGCCAGGCAGTTGGAGAACTACCAACGTCAGATGGGTCTAAAGAGAGCTTCAGAGGCAATGGCAGTTCAGATGGATTCCCACATTCTCGACACGATAATCGCTGGTCCGTACGCTACCAATACTGTAACTGTTGCTGCCGG